ATGGAGGTGAATTTTGTGAGTCCTAATCAATTTGGAGATTTTATCGCAAAAAAAAGAAAAGAGAAAGAAATAAGTCTAAGGGGTATGGCAGAATTGCTAGATCTATCTCCCGCTTATTGGAGTGATATTGAAAAGGGGAGGAGAAATCCACCTAACCTCAATATACTTCATGAGTTAGCAAAAGTACTAGGCTTATCCAATGGTGAGATTGATATGATGGTAGATTTAGCTTCTGAAGACAGAGATGAAATACCGATGGATTTACCTGACTACATCAAGGAAAGTGACCTAGCAAGAACTGCCCTAAGAAAAGCACGTAAAAAGTCTGAAACAAGCGGTACCGATGCAACTAAAAAGGCATGGGAAGACTTTATTAAAGCACTGGATGATGAAGAGTAAGGGGGGAAAATCATATGACAGAGCTCTTTAAAGAGATACTACAAAGGGATTTTTATCAGGAGATATTTGACGCTTTGAATGGAGAAATTACCAATAAATATGATGAATATGATCTTACTATGAGAGCTAATGTGGTTCATGAAGTATTGGAAGCGTCACTAGATGATATTCAAATACTGCGGGTGTTTAACTTTAACCAAGAAGATGATGACTTTGAATTTGATATTCTTGTAAATTGTGATATTGAAATTGGTGATTACTTTGCCAGAGAATCAATTCAGGAGTCTGTTCCTCAGTGGTTTCAGTTAAACTGCAGTGCAGTGTTTGAGGGTCAATCGTTGGAGGATTTTTCAATTAATAGTATTGAAGCTTATAACAAGTAAAGGGGGGATTGCCTATGAGGTTAAATAGCGATTTTGTGCCTGTTATTAGCAAGAGAGAAATGGATGAAGAGGCTACAAAATTTCTAAGAAAGTATTGTCCAGAAGCATTAAAAGATCCAATGCCTGTGCCGGTTGAAGATATTGCAGAGCTAAAGATGGACCTAGAGATTGATTATGTCAATATTGATAAGGCCTGTGAGACGTTGGGGATGATGATTTTCTCTGATGGTGCAGTTAAGTTATATGATCAAGAAAGCGGTCAATATGTTTTAAGGCCATATAAAAGAGGAACATTACTGGTAGAGAGTGACATAAGCGATGTGAGCAATAGAGGCCGTGAACGGTTTACAATTACTCATGAAATCGTGCATTGGCATATCCACAAACTTCGATTCACGATGATGGGGTTAATCGATGAATCGTTAGCAAAGGCTTGTAGATGCCCTAAAGAAAAGACTTATAACCCAAAATCTCCGGAGGAGTGGATGGAGTGGCAAGCAGATAATTTAGCTGCTGCAATCCTTATGCCTGCAGAAATGTTTAAAAGAAAGGCTATGGAATTTAAGTCGAGCTTTAATGTAGGCTCTAAAATTAATGATACAATGTGGTTAGGGTTTAGCCCAAGTATTATTAATGAATTCATTATTGACGGGCTTGCAGACACTTTCCATGTTTCCAAACAAGCGGCAGAAATACGTATTAAGACATTAGGCATAGAGCTATTAAAAACATAACGGCATGATCTATCTTTGTGCTGTTATGTTTTAAAAGGTTATGTTCGCAAGAACGCTAACAAGACGGAGGCGGACAAACTATATTTTTTTACCCTTAGTGTTCGCAAGAACGCTAACAAGACGGAGGCGGACAAACTATATTTTTTTACCCTTAGTGTTCGCAAGAACGCTAACAAGACGAAGAAAAGGGAGGTGACGATTATAGCTAAGAAAATTAAGTGTCCAAATTGCAATAATAAACGTTTGCTGGACTTAGTAGTCGCAAAAGATGGAGAACTAATGATTAAATGCCCTAAGTGTAGAAGAATCATAGATGTTACTTTCCAAGACAATCGAATAAAGGTAAGAGCAATGTAACAAGTGCAATTCATACCGAGCAACGGAGTCGAACCTGAACTACCAAATAGCCGGATAATCGCTAATTAATTTTAGCGGTTGTCCGGCTATTTTTTTGTTTATTTAGGGTTTTTTTAAGCTGCATGTGCAGATAAGCCATTTCAGCCAGTAATAAACTTTCAAACCAAATTCCAAGGAGGAACAAGTAATGAGTAAAGAGATTAAGATTGGAAAAATTGCAGTGCCTGTGAGTGATGAGCTTTATAAGGAGTACTACAAAATGAAACGTCGCCAGAGATACCTAGAAGAAGATGTAAAAGTTGGGCGCATTGAAGTGGACATGGAAAATGAAAAAGTCACTTTTGTACCTAATAAAGAGGATTCCCTTCAGCGCCTAATGGATCTTGGTGCTGATTATAAGGACGAGCTATCAGTAGAAGATTTAGTTGTTGATAAGGCCATGCTCCTTATTTTACAAGAAGCCATGAAAGAGCTAGATCGACAGGAGAAGGAACTGATTCATGACCTTTTCTATGAAGATATGACAGTTCGGGAGGTAGCTAAGAAAAATAGCACTTCCCATGTAACTGTGATGAAGCGTAGAGACAAAATTTTGGACAAGCTTAGAAAGTTTTTCTAAAAAGTTGGTTACCAAAGTGACCTCCCCATTGGCTAAGAAGTGAGGGGGTCACTCCTTAAATATAAATCGAGGTGATGAAAAGATGAACGAGTTAATGAGAGTAAATTACAGCCAAGATGAACCGACGGTATCAGGCCGTGAACTCCATGAGTTTTTGGAAGTGAAGACCAAGTACAAGGACTGGTTTCCCAGGATGACGGAGTACGGGTTCATTGAAAATCAGGACTTCACATTGGTGGCTCAAAAAAGAGCAACCAATAATCCTAAGAATCCTTATACGGATATTATGGACCATCAACTTACGATTCCTATGGCAAAAGAAATCTGCATGATTCAAAGGTCGGAAAAAGGCAAACAAGCCAGGCAATATTTTTTAGCCATAGAAAAAGCCTGGAACACGCCTGAGATGATTATGTCTAGGGCACTAAAGATGGCTGAACACAAAATTAATCATCTGGAAGTGGAGAACAGCAGACTCTTAGTTGCCAATATTGCAATGCAGCCAAAGGCAGAGTATTTTGATGAACTGGTGGACCGAAACCTACTGACAAACTTTAGAGATACTGCCAAGGAACTTAAGGTTCAGGAAAAGAGCTTCATTCAATTCCTACAGGAAAAGAAGTATATCTACAGAGACCAAAAAGGGAAGCTGAAACCTTATGCAGATAAAAACACAGGCCTATTTGAAATTAAAGAAGCTAAAAACGATAAAACCGGATGGGTTGGCACTCAAACCCTTATTACACCTAAAGGGAGAGAGACTTTTAGGCTTCTTATAAAAGGAATTTAAAAAAATACTAAATTTCTAGTTACCAGACCCCCCTGATAATCGGCTAGTAAGTGAAGGGGGTTATGCAGTGGAGGAGGTGAGCTAGATATGACCCAAAAGAAAGGAGAAGAGAAAATGAATGCAACGAAAGAACTTCAAGAAGAAATGGTAGGTGTACTAACTGCCATAAGTATTGTATCAAAAAGACTAGCTAATCGGCTGGTAGATCTTGAAAAAGAATCCGAAGAGGAGCAAAGAGAAAAACCAAAAATGAAAGGAGCAAAAAAGTGAAAACAAAACCAATATATATCTTTACATCTGAGTCGGTTACAGAGGGACATCCTGATAAGATGTGTGACCAAGTCGCGGACGGGATTATGGATGAACTTCTAAGAGAAGACCCAAATGCTAGAACCGCTATAGAAGTTACAGCTGCTAATGGATTCATTCATGTCTTTGGTGAGGTTAGCACAGATGCCAGGGTGGATTATAGAAAAATAATTAAAGATGTTATTTACGACATCGGATACAGGGCAGACGAACTTGCTACAGATGGTGACTTTTACAGAATGCTTATAAATCTTAACACCCAGTCACCGGATATCGCTTTAGGGTTAGATAAAAAGGAAATCGGTGCAGGAGATCAGGGAATGATGTTTGGCTACGCCACAGATGAAACAGAGGAGTTAATGCCTCTTACAGCAGTTTTAGCCCATAGGCTTTGCATGAGGCTTTCTGAAGCTAGAAAAACAGGAGAGCTTCCTTATCTTAAACCCGATGGAAAAGCACAGGTATCCATAGGATACGGGAAAAAGAATAATCCTTTATTCATTAAAGCCATCGTTGTATCTGCCCAACATGCTGAAGGCGTGGACATCAAGAAGCTGAGAGAAGATGTGATGGAAGAGATTATTTTAAAAGTCATTCCTCATGAGCTTTTAAATAAGGATACGGATATTCTAATCAACCCTACAGGAAGGTTTGTCTTAGGTGGCCCTGCAGCAGACTCAGGTCTTACTGGAAGAAAGATTATCGTTGATACCTATGGCAGTAAAGGACGTCATGGAGGGGGATCTTTTTCAGGGAAAGACCCAACAAAGGTTGACCGCTCAGGAGCATATTTAGCCAGATACATTGCAAAGAACATCGTGGCAGCAGGTTTGGCTCAGGAATGTGAAGTGCAGGTGTCTTACGCAATTGGAGTGGCAAAGCCAGTGTCCTTTAAAGTAGACACCTTTGGAACAGGTAAAATGCCGGATGAAGTTTTGGCAGAAATCATAAAAGCCTTAATCGATATGAGACCTGGCACCATTATAAAATCCTTTGGTCTTAAAAGACCTATCTACAGACAGTTTGCTGTCTATGGACATTTTGGCAGAGAGAAGATGTTCCAAGACGGCATCGAAAGAAACACACCCTGGGAGATGAAGGACCTCGTTCCCATATTAAAAGAAGTCACAAAAGATTTTATAGAAAAGAAAGGAGGGCTAAAGGATGAGTAAAATCAAGCTTGCACTGGAAGTGGTAAATGACCTTAAGTCACTTGCTGACAGTATTGAGACCTTGGTTCATGCCATGGAATCAAATGGTCCTAACCTAGATGATGAGGCTCCAGTGAAGGAAACAAAGAAAAAATCAAAGCCAAAAGCAAAAGAGCCTGAAGTAGAAGCACCTACAGAAGCAGAAGAAAAGGCTCCAGAAGAAAAGGAACCGACCCTAGAAGAAGTCAGAGCAGCCATGGCAGATAAAAGTAGAGATGGGCATAGAGAGGCGGTGAAAGCCATCATCACAAAATACGGAGCCAACAACCTATCATCTCTGGACCCTAAGCATTATAGAGCTGCCCTTAAGGAAGTAGGTGAAATCAAATGAGTGGATCCTCTAACACCCATTCCGTCTACTCTGCATCAGGAGCACATAGATGGATGAACTGCCCACCTTCAGCTCAGCTAGAGCAGCAGTTTCCAAATGAGACAAGCACCTATGCAGAAGAGGGTACAGCAGCTCATGACCTAGCTGAACATAAACTTAAAAAGGCACTGAAGATGCGGTCTAAAAAGCCTACTAGCCCATATCACTCAGATGAAATGGATGAGATGACTGATCTTTATGTGGAGTACTGCCTAGAACTGATAGAAAAATCTAAAGAGAATTGTAAAGACCTTCAAATCTTAATCGAGCAGAAACTGGACTTCAGCGACTATGTACCAGAAGGCTTCGGTACAGGTGACCTAGTTGTAGTAGGTAATGGAACTCTTCATGTAGTGGATTTGAAATACGGGAGAGGCGTTATCGTATCAGCAGAAAAGAATCCCCAGATGATGCTTTATGCTCTAGGAGCTTTATCCCTATTCGACATGCTCTATGACATTGAAAGGGTGTCCATGGCTATCGTCCAGCCTAGGGTAGATAACTTTTCCACTTGGGAGATACCAGTAGAAGAGCTTCTAAAGTGGGCTGAAGAAGAATTAAAACCTAAAGCATTATTAGCAAGTACCGGCGGCGGGGAATTTTGTGCAGGGGATCACTGTAGGTTCTGTAGGGCAAAGAATCAGTGTAGGGCTAGGGCAGTTAAAAATTTAGAACTTCTAAAGTATGAATTCCAAGACCCGGCACTTTTAACAGATGAAGAGATTGCAGAAATCATAGGTCTTGCAGAGGAATTATCAAAATGGGCCAGTGATATTTATACCTACGCTACAGCCCTTGCCATTAACGAAGGTAAGCAGTGGGATGGATTTAAGCTGGTAGAAGGTAGAACCAGAAGGAAGTACACCGATGAAACCGCAGTAGCTGAAGCTGCTAAAGAAGCTGGATACACAGATATCTTTAAACAGAGTCTTATCACCATAACAGAGATGGAAAAGCTTATGGGGAAAAAGAAGTTTAAGGAACTACTTGGAAGTTTAGTGGAAAAGCCTAAAGGGAAATTAACTCTTGTCTCTGAGACCGATAAGCGGGAGGCCATAGATCCAATCCATGCAGAGTTTCAGGTAGAAGAGTAAATGCAAATGTCAGTTTTAAATGCAAGTATCAGTTTTAAATGTAAACAAGCTCAGAGGAGCAAATCAAATACAAATTTAGGAGGATTTTAATATGAGTAAAGAAACGAAGGTAGTCGTACCAGGGAGATTAAGCTATGTGAATGTTTGGGAGCCAAAAAGTATCAATGGAAGTGATCCAAAGTATAGCGTTTCCATCATTATCCCTAAGACAGATAAGAAAACTGTTAATGCTGTTATGAAGGCTGTAGAAGCTGCAAAGCAAGAAGGAGCAGTAAAGTTTGGAGGAAAGATTCCAGCTAATATTAAAACCCCTCTTCGAGATGGAGATATCGATAGACCTGATGATCCTAACTATGAAGGTTGCTACTTTATTAACGCCAATTCAAAAGATGCACCTCAAGTGGTGGATGGAAAGGTACAACCCATCCTCGATAGAAGCGAAGTCTACTCAGGGTGTTACGGGAAGGTCAGCCTTAATCTATATGCTTTTAATGTTAATGGCAATAGAGGAATTGCAGCGGGACTTGGCAATGTGCAAAAGCTTAAAGACGGTGAACCTTTGGGTGGAAAGAGTAGAGCAGAAGATGACTTTGAAATCGAAGCAGACGATGATTTCTTGGCCTAATACTTTAAAAGAGAGGAGGCGGTAAATCCATGAAAACTTTATCCATCGACATCGAGTCATTCTCAGACATTGACCTAAGTAAGTGTGGTGTTTACCGCTACACCGATAGTCCAAATTTTGACATTCTTCTCTTTGCCTACAGCATGGATGAAGGTCCGGTAAAGCTTATTGATTTAGCCAGTGGAGAAGAAATGCCAGATGAAATTATAAAAGCTATTTTGAGTAAAGACATTATCAAGACAGCCTTTAATGCCAACTTTGAAAGAGTGGCTCTTATGAGATACCTCAGTAGAAAACTAAGTAAGAGTGTGTATCTTGATCCATCCTCTTGGAGATGCAGTGAGGTTCAGGCAGCAATGCTTGGACTTCCTCTCCACCTAGAGGGAGTAGCTAGAGTATTAAGACTTGATGTGCAGAAAATGGCTGAAGGAAAACCCCTTATAAGATACTTTTGTATTCCCTGTAAGCCTACAGCAGCTAATGGCGGAAGAAGTAGAAACCTACCTATTCATGCACCAGATAAGTGGCAGTTATTTAAAGAGTACAACATTAGAGACGTTGAGGTGGAACTAGCCATCAGAGAAAAAATAAAAGACTTTCCAATACCAGAAACTGAGCAAGCTCTCTATGAACTAGACCAGCGCATCAACGATAGAGGTTTTAAAGCAGATATGGAATTTGTTATGCAGGCCATATCCTGCGACAGACAGTTTACTGTAGCAGCCACAGAAAAAGCCTATGAACTGACGGGTCTTGAAAATCCGAACTCCGTATCCCAGCTTAAGGATTGGTTATCGGAGAGGGGAGTAGAAGTAGAAAGCCTTTCAAAGAAAAACGTAAAAGAACTGGTAAATGAAACGGAAGGTGAAGTAGAGGAAGCCTTAAAGCTTAGGCTCCTTATGGCAAAGACCAGTGTTAAAAAATATGAAGCCATTGAAAGGGCAGTCTGTTCAGATGGCAGAGTCCATGGACTATTTCAGTTCTATGGGGCCAACCGCACTGGGCGATTTGCAGGAAGGCTAGTCCAGGTTCAAAACCTACCCCAAAACCATCTAAAAGATTTAAAGCTCGCTAGGGATTTAGTAAAAGAAGGTCGCTTTGATGACCTTGAGATGTTATTTGGCAATACACCAGGTGTCCTATCAGAACTGATAAGAACCGCCTTTATCCCTAAAGAAAACCACAGGTTTATCGTAGCTGACTTTTCAGCTATAGAAGCCAGAGTATTATCTTGGCTTGCCGGTGAAAAGTGGCGGATTGAGGTTTTTAAATCCCATGGGAAAATCTATGAAGCTTCAGCATCTCAGATGTTTCATGTTCCCATAGATGAAATTACAAAGGGTAGCCCACTAAGGCAAAAAGGGAAAATTTCGGAACTGGCCTGTGGCTATGGCGGCGGAGTTGGCGCATTAAAATCCATGGGGGCCTTAGAAATGGGAGTAGAAGAACATGAGCTACAAGGCCTTATCGATAACTGGCGAAGGGCCAATCCCCACATTGTTAACTTTTGGTGGGAAGTAGACAAGATGGCCATTAAAGCTGTTAAGGAAAGAACCAGGACTAGAACCCATGGAATCCTCTTCACCTATAAAAGCGGTATGCTTTTTATCACCCTTCCATCTGGAAGAGACCTGGTTTATGTAAAACCAAAGCTAATGCTAAATAAATTCGGAAGAGAAGGACTGACCTATGAAGGGATCGGGACTACGAAAAAGTGGGAGAGGATAGAGACCTATGGACCTAAGATTGTTGAGAATATTGTTCAAGCTGCATCAAGGGATCTACTAGCAGAAGCTATGCTAAGGCTTGATAAAGCAGGGTTTGACATTGTGGCCCATGTACATGATGAGGTCATTTGTGAAGTACCAGTGGGGGAGTCCAGCGTAGAGGAAATTTGTAAAATTATGAGCGTAAATCCTAAGTGGGCAAAAGGACTACCCTTAGATGCAGATGGGTTTTCATGTGATTTTTATCAAAAAGACTAGTAGGAAGAAAGCCGGACAAAGGATAAAGAAATGGAGGAGATATAGATGATATCTAAGGAGTACGGAAAATACACATTAGTTTGCGATATATGCGGAGCAGGTACAGATGAGGAATTTGAAACCTTTCAAGATGCTGTAGATGCTAGAGGAGACATTGGGTGGAAGAGTAAGAAAATCATTGATGAATGGGCAGATGTTTGTCCTGACTGTATAGAAGAGGATTAATACATTTAAGTTTTTAGTTGCGGTTCATCAATCAAGAATAGAAGGAGGACGCCATGAAATTTATAATCTCAACAGGCAATAGCCGTAAAGATAAATTTTGGAAAGAACAGACGGTGTCCTGGGAGGAGTTTACAGAGAGGCTCTCCCGAACCACCGTCACCAGTGAAACTCAGGAAGAGTACCTGAAGATGAAAAAGTACCAGCAAGACAATGTAAAAGATGTGGGTGGTTTTGTAGCCGGACAGCTTAAAGATGGAAGAAGAACAAAGCACAGCGTTATAAACCGCTCTATGCTAACCCTTGATATGGATTATGCAGATGATGCTGAATCTATAGCAGAAAATATGGAACTGCTTTATGGGTATGCAGCAACCATTTACTCCACCCATAAACATACACCGGAAAAGCCAAGGTTAAGACTGATCATTCCACTGTCTAGAGTTGTTACAGCTGATGAGTATCAAGCAGTTAGCAGAATGATTGCCAAAGAAGTTGGTATTGAGTTATTTGATGATACCACCTATGAACCTAATAGACTGATGTACTGGCCAAGCACTTCATCTGATGGAGAGTACTTCTATAGGGAAATCAAAGGGGATTTCTTAAACCCTGACGGCATCTTAAAGTTTTATGAAAACTGGCAGGATTCATCATCATGGCCTGTGTCATCAAGACAAACCACACTTTTAAAGAAGCTGATGAAAAAGCAGGCAGATCCTATTAGAAAAGAAGGCCTTATTGGAGCATTTTGTAGGAGCTATACCATAGAAGAAGCCATTGAAACCTTCCTCTCAGATATCTATGAGCCTAGTGTGATGCCTGAGCGTTACGACTATACTCCAGCCGATTCCACAGCGGGAGTTGTCATCTATAACGGGAAATATGCCTACTCCCATCACGCAACAGATCCTGCTTGTGGTCAGTTATGTAATGCCTTTGATTTAGTAAGGATCCACCTTTATGGGGATTTGGATGAAGGAGTCGATGAAAAGAAACAGCTGCCATCATCTAAATCAACACTACCATCTGTCAAAGCCATGCTTGAGTTTTGCTTAGAAGATGAAAAAGTGAAAAGGCAACTAGCCAAAGAACGGGCAGAGGAAATAAATAGAGAGTTTGAAAAGGTAGAAGAAGACGAGTGTGATGCAGATAAATCCAGCACTAAAGTTACACCAAGCAGTAAAGATAAATCAAATACTAAAAATACACCAAGCAGTAAAGAAAAAAGTAACGAGGAAGCCTCTGAAAACGAAGACTCCACTGAAGAAGATGATCTCACTTGGCAGCTGGAGCTTGAACTTAATAAAAACGGAACGGTAAAAGATACACCGACCAATATTCTAACTATCATGAGACACGACTCAAGGCTTCAGGCCATTGCTTATAACCAGATGAACCATCTTCTAGATGTTAATGGAGAGTTACCTTGGGAACAGGTAAAGGATGGATGGAATGATGCAGATTTTGCAAATCTCAAGATGTATCTAGATAGGCATTATGGCATTTGGTCACCTGCAAAGGTAAAAGATGCTCTTACCACAGCAGCATCAGAGAGACTTTTTCATCCTATTAGAGATTATCTAGATGCACTGCCGGTTTGGGACGGAACCGAGAGGGTGGATAGGCTTCTTATCGACTATCTAGGTGCAGAGGATAACCCGTATACAAGGGCTATTATGAGAAAAACCTTAGTGGCAGCAGTGGCTAGAATTTATGAGCCGGGGACAAAGTTTGACTATATTTTGGTCCTAAATGGACCACAGGGAATTGGAAAATCCACCTTCTTTGCAAAGCTTGGAGGTAAGTGGTTTTCAGATAGTTTAACAGTATCTGATATGCGAGATAAGTCAGGAGCAGAAAAGCTTCAAGGTTACTGGATCCTAGAACTAGGAGAGCTGGCAGGGCTTAGAAAGATAGATGTAGAAACGGTGAAATCCTTTATTACTAGAACAGATGACAAGTTTAGGCACAGCTACGGGGTCAATGTAGAGAGTCATCCGAGGCAATGTATTATCGTGGGAAGCACGAATAGCACCAGTGGTTTCTTAAGAGATGTCACCGGTAATAGAAGGTTCTGGCCAGTAAGGGTGAAGCAAAGTAAAAAGAAGGTCTGGGAGATGACAGATATAGATCAGATTTGGGCAGAAGCCCTTGAAATGTATAGGGCAGGAGAACCTCTTATCTTAATAGGAGAAGAAGAAAAGATGGCCTATGAAGAACAGCGTGATGCTATGGAAGCCGACGACCGTGAAGGTTTGGTGGAGCAGTATCTTGAAAAGCCGCTACCTGATAACTGGGCGAAGATGGACATTTATGAAAGACGTAGCTACCTTGCAGGGCAGAGTGAATTTGGTGAGGAGATCCCAGAAGGAGCCAATCGAAGAGATAGAGTATGCTGCCTTGAGATTTGGTGTGAGTGCTTTGGAAAAGAGAGAAACGCCATTCGAAGAGCGGATTCCTATGAAATTGAAGGGATCTTGATGCGACTTGGTGGTTGGAAACGCTATGAGGGCAATAAGAGAGGAAATATGAGATTCCCAATATACAACGCTCAAAGAGCCTTTGTTAGAGAGGGATATGAGGATACTGACGATGATAGCGATTAAAACCAAAAGGGTTAGTGAACCCATAAATTTGAATTTGTAGTCTGAGGACTAGAAATGTGTAGTCTAACTTATGACATGTAGACCGGGAATAGGTGAAAATGTGTAGTCTGATGTAGTCTAAAAATTCTCAGTCTACACCTTGGACTACAAGGCTAGAACAGCTTAAATCAAGGGTTTCAGTACGTTAGTAGTCTATGTAGGAGATAACTTAATTGATTAATTATTTTACTAGTAATAATAGTAACATAGCCTACATACGCGCGTATAGGTTTTAAACCCTTCAGACTACAACTATAGACTACAAGAATGAAAAGCAAAAAAATGTTAGAGGAAGTAAAACTTATTTTGAGAGGAAGTAAAACTTATTTTGAATAGATATTTCTTCAGTGCTTAATAGGCACCTAAGTTAAAAGTAACAGAAATTGAGGTGATAGAGGTGACAGAAAAGGAACTAGAGCTAATGCTTGTAAAAGAAGTGAAAAGAAGAGGCGGTAGAGCCTATAAGTTTATATCCCCAGGATTAAATGGGGTGCCCGATAGATTGGTACTAATGCCAGGCGGAAAGATGGGATTTGTTGAGGTGAAAGCACCTGGAAAGAAGATGCGGCCAAATCAGATAAAGAGAAAAGGGGAGCTGGAAGGGCTAGGGTTTTTGGTTTATTGCCTAGATAACCCAGCGGATATAGGAGGTGTGGTAGATGGGATTGCCGGAAGTAGTACTACCTAAATCAAGACTACCGTACTGCCCTCATGAATATCAAACCCACTGCACAGAGTTTATTTTGGAGAACAACTCTGCAGGACTTTTCCTAGACATGGGACTTGGAAAAAGTGTAATAACCCTAACCGCTCTAGTGGATCTTTTACATGACCGGTTTGAAGTGTCAAAGGTCTTGGTGATTGCTCCACTAAGGGTTGCCAACACCACATGGCTGGATGAAGTTTTAAAGTGGAAGCATACAAAGGAACTTAGGGTTTCAAGAGTTCTTGGAAGTGCAAAGGAAAGAACCATGGCCCTATATAAAAAGGCTGATATCTATACCATCAACAGAGAGAATGTTCCTTGGCTGGTGGAGTTTTATAAAAACGAGTGGCCCTTTGATATGGTCATTATCGATGAACTTTCAAGTTTCAAATCTCCATCGGCTAAAAGGTTCAGAGCACTTAAAAAAGTCAGACATAAAATTAAAAGGATTGTAGGTCTTACTGGAACACCTGCACCCAATGGACTCTTAGATATTTGGAGTCAAATCTACCTCTTAGATGGAGGGGAGAGACTGGGAAGAACCTTTAGTGGATACCGAAGCCGATATTTCCACCCACAGAAATATGTGAACGGTGGAATACCAGCAGATTATGTTCTGAACGATGATGCAGAAGATAAAATCTATGACAAAATATCAGACATTTGTATTAGCATGAAGGCTTTAGAGTATCTGAAGATGCCGGAAATTATCTTTAACAAAGTGGAAGTGGAACTATCTGAAAAGGAAATGAAGCTTTATAAAAAGCTAGAGAGGGACTTGCTTCTTCCCCTAGAGGATAGTGAAGTGGATGCTGTTAATGCAGCGGTGCTGTCAAACAAGCTTCTTCAAATGTCAGGAGGAACGGTCTATGACGAGTACGGAGATGTACACCGGATCCATGACAGGAAGCTGGATGCTTTGGAGGATTTAATCGAAGCCGCCAATGGTAAACCGGTTTTAATCTACTATGGATTTAAACATGAGAGAGAAAGAATAAAAAGTAGATTTGATGCGGGAGAGATTAACACCTCTGATGATATAGCAAGGTGGAATAGGGGAGAGATGAAAATCGCTCTGTGCCATCCTGCATCAGCAGGTCACGGACTCAATCTTCAAGAAGGTGGATCCACAATTATTTGGTACAGCGTGACCTGGAGCTTAGAACTTTACCAACAAGCCAATGCCAGACTATGGCGGCAAGGTCAAAAGCAGACGGTGGTTATAAATCACTTGCTAGCAAGGGACACGATTGATCACAAAGTGATGATGGCTCTTGATAATAAAGACACAGGGCAAAAGGCACTAATTGAAGCGGTTAAGGCTAGGATTACTAATTTGAGAAACGGAGGATGAAGAAATGAGTGTTAATAAATTTAATTCAGAAGGTTATCATGACCCAACGGTTTATGAAGCCCTTACAAATATAGAAAAAGAAGAAAAGGTTAAGCGAAAGAAAAAGATTGTATTTATCTGCAGTCCCTTTGCAGGGGATATGGAAGGGAACACCCTAAAGGCTAGAAGGTATGGTAGATTTGCAGCTACTCAAAATGCAGTGCCGATTATTCCACATCTCATGTACCCACAGTTTCTAGAGGAAGAAGATCCAAAAGAAAGACAGCTGGGAATTGATATGGGATTGGTGCTACTTGGTAAGTGCCATGAGATATGGGTCTTCGGAGATAGAATTTCATCCGGCATGGCAGCTGAGATAAAGAAAGCTAAAAGATGGAATATTCCTATTAGATATTTTTCAAATGAGTGTGTGGAAAGAGAGGGAGAAAAGTGATGATGGAAAAAGAATGCTTTGCTTATAAAAACAGTAGATGTAAGGCTTTAAAAGTTAAAAAGTGTGAAGGGACAAGCTGTGGCTTCTTTAAAACGAAAGCACAGATATTAGAAGACCAAGAACGTGTTTTTAAAAGAATCAAATCCTTAGATGCACCTAGCAGAATAAATATTATGGAGCTTTATTACAAAGGGAAGATGAGTCTTTTAGATGAAGTGGAGGGATAAGGATGAATGCAAAAGAATATTTATCACAGGCCACCTGGTTAGACCAGATGATTGATAGTAAGCTAGAACAATTGACTACGCTTAAGAGCCTAGCCATGAAGGTAACATCAAGTTTTACTAAGGAAAAAATCTGCGGTGGAAATATTGAAAAGAGCAAGATGGAAAGCACCATTGTGAAAGTCATTGACCTAGAAAATGAAATCAATGCTGATATAGACAGATTGATTGATCTAAAAAGGGACATTCAAGATACCATTAATAAGATGGACGATATCAACCAACAGCTCCTATTAGAACTTAGATATCTTAGTGGAAAAGGGTGGGATGAGATAGCGGCCACCATGGGTTATGATCCAAGAACTGTTTATAGGATTCATGGAAAAGCCTTAAAAGAATTTGAAAGGATGAAATTGTGTCAGTAAATGTCAGTGAATGTCAGTAGGTACACGTGTTATAGTATATGGTGTAAAGGTATAGGAAATCCTAGAACACCATATGCTGTAGCATACGCCTACGTTATATCGATTCGAATCTTAGGAAACGCAGCATTCTTGGATCAAGGCTCTGGTTAATGAACTGGAGCTTTTTCTATACCTTTGTTTAAAAAAGTGATGATTTTAAAACAAATTTCACTTTAATGAATAAAATATGTTATAAATACGTAACATAACTATTGATTCTCATCATAGAATGTTATATAATTAAGACAATAGGAGGGGTCGATATGAGTTATGCAATTGGTAGTAGAATAAAAGAACTTCGCACCGTTCGTAAGATAGGCCAGGAGCAAATGGCTGAACTATTAGAAACTACAAGACAGAGATATGCTCGTTTGGAAAATGGGCAAGTAGATATTTCTTATGTGATTATAAAAAAGATTGCTGATTATTTAGGAGTTTCCGTAAAAGAGATTACAAGTGCAGAGCAGGAAGAAAAAGAATTGGTTGCTTATTTTAGAGAAAAAAATACCGGAGAAGAAGTGGTTAATTCTATCGCTAAGATTCAAGAAATTTTAAGGGTTTTTCATGCTCATGAAAAATTGTATTATCAAACTAAGGGAAATGATGCGTATGTGGATTGATAAAACAGAGATAGAAAAAAGAGCTATCGATGAAAGAAAAAACATTCAAACTTACGGGGTAAAAGATATTTTTAGTGTCATCCGTCAAAAAGATATTCAGTTAATACGCTACCCTTTTGGTAAGGACACGATATTGGGCTTTGCTACTCTTTTTGAAGGTAAAAAAGTGATTGTATCAAATTCATCTGAAATACTTTCTAGAGAAATATTTACGATTGCTCATGAGTTAGGTCATGTTATATACGACCTTAAAGATTCGACGACGAATGTTAGAATTGATGTTGATATACAAGAGAATTCTGAAGACGTAGCAGAAAAGAGAGCCTTTCATTTTGCAAATTGTTTTTTAATGCCTGAAGAGGAACTTAGAAAATTTATTAAGTATGAATTGAGAAAAAAACTCCAAGAATTAAATGCGTTTGATATTGTAAGGATGCAATTAGAGTTTCAGGTGAGCTACGCAGCTTTGTTAGTTAGGTTATATGAACTTGAATTGATCAGTGCAAGTCAAAAATCAAAACTATTTGATAAGCGAGACGCAATGACATTGAAAGCCTTGTTTAATAAGTTAGACGCCGAAGAGAAATTATTAAAACCATCTAGTGTTATTGAAGTTCCACCAAATTATTTAGAGTTTATAACGAGTAATTATGAAAATAAATATATTCCCTATTCTAGCTTAGAAAAAGCCCTGTCACTTATAGGTATGGATGCATCTAGCTTCAAGGAGGAACTACCAAATCAAGAAAATGAAGAGAATCTTGATATTGATGATATTTTTGAGGAGTTTGAAGAATGAATGCCTCTTTAGATACAGATATTGTCATTCACTTATATTCTAGTGAAAAGAAGGAATTATTTTTTAAATCCTTTGAAGAGTTATATATGCATGAATATCTATATGAAGAAGAGCTAAAAAGAAAATCATTAAAAACATACAAGGCTTTTTCTTCCGACGTAGAAGACGGGAAAATTTCAATTATAAAAAACAAAGATCTAATAGAGATGGGGATAAAAGGACTTTTTGAAGGTTATAAAAGAGATTATCAATATCTTTTTGATAGTGGAGAATTATACTCGGTGTGTTTAGCTAAATCAATGGGGCTATTTGCTTTTGTATCAGATGATACCAAAGAATTTGGACCACATGAAACCTTGGTCAAAGAATTAATTAAAGATGTTATGCCGTTTTCATTCTATGAACTTTTATTTTTAGAGTTTTTAGCCGGAGATCTTACAGCTGTACAAATGCATGAAGAGTTTGAAACTGTTACTTCTAGGAGCATGAGTAAATTTCCTATGAATTTTAAAAGTAGAATGTTAACCACAGTTCGTAGGTTTAGCAGTAAAAACGGTACGGAAAGAGATTATGAATGGATTCAGGATTATTGTAGAAAAAAGAGTATTAGCTATAACGTAAAGATGAGGGAATTAAAAGTGTATCTCTCAACATTTTAATAAAACTATGAAGCTCTGGTTAATGAACTGGAGCTTTTTCTATACCTTTGTCTTTCCTCGTTTCAGAACGCTGTGCAACGATAAATAAAAAAAACACTATAAAACGCAACGACAAATGCAACGAGAGCCTTATCGTTGCAAACGAATTTATGGAGGTGAACTTGATGCCCTGGAAACCAAAGAGCATCTGTAACTATCCTGGGTGTCAAATCTTAACCCATGATAGATATTGTGAAGGACATAAAAAAGAAATGACTAGAAAACAAAACGAGAGAAGCTCAAAGCTTTATACCTATCAGTGGAGAAAAGCCAGTAAAGATTTCTTAAGAAGGAATCCCCTGTGTATCCACTGCGAAAGAGCTGGTAGAATTACTCCTGCAACAGAAGTGGACCACATCAAACCCCATGGAGGAGATCAGAAACTCTTCTGGGACAAAAGAAACTGGCAGCCTCTTTGTAAGAGTTGTCATTCAAAGAAGACTGCCAAGGAAGATGGTGGTTTTGGCAACAGTCCAGGAAACAGATGGGGGTAGGGGGTCTGAATCTCTACAGCCTTGTGTTTCCAACAACGCGCGGGGGTCTTCTGTGAAAAATCGCAAAAATCACAAGGGGGGTATATCAGGGATTTCAGCCTGAGTAACGGCTGAGGGCGTTTCCCATGAAATAGGCATGGTTACAAGCTTTAAGAGGAATACGAAATAGATGAACTAGATTAGAAATTTAAGTAAATAGGATACTGAAAAATGACTATTTTGATAGTATTTTCAGCAGTTTTTAGCCTGATGACAGCGGTCACGGGCTTTTTTAATGCAAAGAAACGGAGGGATAAAAGTGAATCAAGACATGAATATAAGAAAAGTGGCAGTATCTAAAATTAACCCGGCTAAATACAATCCAAGAAAAGATTTAAAGCCAGGGGATCCAGCCTATGAAAAATTAAAGCGGTCCATGACGGAGTTTGGTTATGTGGAGCCGATTATCTGGAATGAGGAAACGGGAAACATTGTAGGTGGTCACCAACGTTATAAGATTCTTTTAGAGGAAGGCCATGATGAAGTGGAATGTGTAGTGGTCAAGCTATCCTCTGAAAGAGAAAAAGCACTTAATGTGGCCCTAAATAAAGTAACAGGCGACTGGGAGTTTGAGGCTTTAGCAGACCTTATAAAAGATTTAGAAGCACAGGACTTTGATGTTACATTAACTGGATTTGATGCTGCAGAAATTGAAGACCTCTTTAGCCAGGTTCATGATAAGGATGTGAATGAAGATGATTTTGACGTTGATGCGGCACTAGAAGAAGAACCTATATCAAAACAAGGTGATATTTGGATTTTAGGAAAACACCGACTTATTTGTGGTGATAGTACGAAAGCTGAAACCTTTGAAAAACTCATGGATGGAAAGAAAGGAAACCTTGTGGTGACAGACCCTCCGTATGGGGTTTCATACGATGGAAGTCAAGGAACGATAAAAAATGACAACCTCCAAGACGAGGAGTTTTATAAGTTTCTACTAGATGCCTTTATCAATATGGAAAATCATATGGCTAATGACGCATCAATTTATATATTCCATGCAGATACAAAAGGCCATATTTTTAGAAAGGCTTTTCAGGATGCAGGTTTTTATCTTTCAGGAGTCTGCCAGTGGGTAAAGCAATCACTAGTATTAGGAAGATCGCCCTATCAATGGAAACATGAGCCTTGTCTCTTTGGCTGGAAGAAAAAGGGGAAACATAAATGGTATGCAGGAAGATCAGAGACAACAGTCTGGAATTTTGACAAACCTTCAAGGAGTGAACTCCATAGTACCATGAAGCCAGTGCCTTTAATAGCTTACCCAATAAAGAATAGCTCTAGTGTAAATTCTATTGTAATAGATCCTTTTGGAGGGTCGGGGAGTACTTTGATTGCCTGTGAACAAACTGATAGAATTTGCTATACAGCTGAGCTTGATGAAAAATTCGCAGATGTTATTGCGAAAAGATATATGGAAGCTGTAGGCTCTGATGAAGATGTATTTCTATTAAGAGATGGCGAGAAAATCAAATATAGTGAACTGGAAAAAGAGCAGTAGCTTTAGGGCTAAGGCTCTTTTTTATTGATAGGAGTTGATAGATTGAAAGAAATACAGATTACTCAAGGAAAGAAAGTATTGGTTAGCGATGAAGATTTTAAAGAAGTCTCAAAATATAAATGGTCCTATAGTGCCTCTACAGGATATGCAGTTAGAAAAGGAAGAAAGAACTGTAATGAGCCTAGAACAGTTCACATGCATAGAGTTATTTTGAAAGCTAATGCAGGCGAACAAGTAGACCATATAAATGGAAATAAGCTGGATAACAGAAAATCTAATTTAAGAATTGCTTCTGTACAGAAGAATTCTTTTAATAGGAAAAAACCTCAAGTAAAATGCACATCCCAATATAAAGGTGTATTAAAACGCAAAAATTCCACCAAATGGGAAGCCAGAATAAAGATCAATAATAAAGCTATTTACTTAGGTAAATATGTCTACGAGATAGATGCAGCAAGAGCCTATAATGAAGCGGCTCAAAAATATTTTGGAGAATTTGCAAGATGTAATGAGGTATAGGAGGTGGAATTTTGAAATTTATAGATTTATGCTCTGGTATCGGTGGGTTTAGGCTGGGACTTGAACTTGCAGGATATCAGTGTATAGGTTTTTGTGAAAATGATAAATTCGCTGTAAGAAGCTACAGGGCGATGTTTGATACGAAAGGAGAGTGGTTCGCAGGTGACGTTACAAAACTTAAATCAGAAGAAATACCCTATGCAGACATCTGGTGTTTTGGATTCCCATGCCAGGATATCTCCGTTGCTGGAAAACAGAAGGGACTTAGGGGAGAAAGAAGTGGAATCTATTTCAGCATTATTGACCTCGTCAAAGGCAAAAAAGAAGAAGATAAACCCACATTCTTACTCGTTGAGAACGTTAAGAACCTGCTATCAATTAATGGTGGATTTGATTTTGCCACAGTTCTCTCTGAGCTGGATGAAGCAGGGTATGATGCAATGTGGCAAGTGCTTAACTCTAAAGACTTCGGAGTTCCCCAAAATAGAGAGCGTGTGTTCATTATCGCAAATCTTAGAAGCAGAGGTAGACGAGAAATATTACCTATCGGAGGAGAAAACACAGCAGCTCTTAAGCAAATTATAGGCGGAATGCAAGGTTATAGGGTTTATGATACAGATGGAATTTCAGCCACTCTTGTGGGTAACGCTGGGGGAGTTGGTGCAAAGACTGGCCTTTATAAAGTTGGAAATATTAATCCAAGTGGTAAAGGTGCAAGTGGCAATGTTTATGACACCGATGGGATTTCTCCAACTTTGACGGCTAATGGTGGTGGAACGGGTGCAAAAACAGGCCTTTATTTTATAGATCAATCCAATACCAAAAGTAAGATAACAGAAAACTCAAGATGTATTACTTCAAGATACACAGCAGGGATTGTCAATAGAACAGCTACAAATAGTGCGGTTTTAGAAGCAAGGGCTGTTATAACACCTGATCGGGAAGATAAAAGGCAAAATGGCAGAAGAATGAAAGCGTCCGAAGAGCCTATGTTCACCTTGACGTCTCAAGACAGGCACGGAGTAGCTATTTTAAAAGCAACAAGAAATGAGTATGGAAAAGAAATACGAAAGAAATATGAGTCAGGAGAAATAAAAGAAAGTAGGCATAATATGACAGAGCTAAAGCCTAGAGAAGATGGCGTGTCCAATACACTAACCTCTGTTCAAAAGGATAATTTACTTTTATCTCCAAAAGTTGCAATAAAAGAAGCGACTAAAAAGGGTTACGCTGAAGCTGAAATTGGTGACAGTATAAATATTTCAGTTCCAAATTCAAAAACAAGAAGAGGCAGAGTTGGAAAGGGTATCTCAAACACTATAGATACTGGGTGTCAAATGGCTACCCTAGATAAAAACTATCGAATTAGAAGGCTTACTCCTAAAGAATGCTTTAGACTCCAGGGATTTCCCGATGAAATGTTTGAAAAAGCAAGGGAAGTAAACTCAGATGCTCAACTTTATAAACAGGCTGGAAATGCAGTAACGGTAAATGTAGCCTATGTTATTGCAAAATCCTTAAAAAACAATAAATAAAAGTTGTAGATGGTAAATTCAAAATAAAAAAAGCACTTTAAAGAAGGCAATTTAAAACGAATGCCTTCCAAGAGATGCAAAATGATTTAAAACCAAAATTATTAATTAAAAAAATGAAGAAGTTATAAAGACTTTAGAGCTTTAAAATTTAGGTTTATCTAGTAATAAGTTGCTAAAAGATGTGAAAGTAGTCTTAGAAGATGGAACAACCGCCCAAGTTATTGTGTAAATTATGAAGCACCCACCAAAGTATTTATAGCCCTAAAAAAAGAATCATCATTTCTCAAGATTGTACTTGCTATTATGTAGATTCAGAGGCATTAATGGTAGTACCCAAAGCAAAGAAATCTTAAGGAGGTCAGAGAAATGATGATTAAGAAAAAGGACAAATTTGAATGGGGGAGTGGAAAGGCATACGAAATCGCAGGAAGATGGGGAAAAGATTTTATCTTATCACCCATTAAAGAAAGCGATGATGAATGCCTGGTTTACACACCCTCAGAGATGGAGGAATTTTTAGAAACAGGGCATTTCAAAAGAGTGGGAGGCGAGAAATAATGAGAGCTTTATTTGGAAGAAAGGTTTGTGACTTAAAAGAACTGAGGGAACTTACCCATCAAGCCATTAAAGATGGACAAAAGGGGCAGCCCTACACCATTACCAGAGAAGTAATTTTAAAGGGCAAAGAGTTTAGGGACTTTGCAGAAGACTTTTTTAAGGACCAAGATTGGATTACTGCAGAAGATGGCGGAGTCAATCAAGAAGGTGAAGTCAGATGCATTAGGGTAGTCAACATCGACACCGGGGAGAAGGTTCTGGTGAACACAGAAGGGTATTCCTGGCCACGCTACACCGGTCTTGAGATATAGGAAATCATAAAGAAGGGCATAAAGCCCTTTTTTTAGATTGAGTATTTAATTACCCGAACTAAAAGATCGAATGCGGAAAATCAGATACATTTCTTTAATCGAAAAAACTAAATCAAAATTGTTGCAGATTAAGTTAAATTGTGGTAAAATGCACTTTAAAGAAGGCAATTAAAAACAAATGCCTGCCAAGAGGTGCAAAATGATAAAAAAAATTGAAAAACTAAAAAATGAATTTATAAAAAATGGAGGAGTTCTAAAGACATCAGAGCTTAAAGAATTGGGCATAACTAGTCGTCAGATTAATAAGTTGCTAGAAGAGGGAATGATTTCTAAAATTAAATATGGATTTTATGAATCGAATGAATATCCTCCAAAAGAACAGGTTATTATATCGAGACTATTTCCTAAAGCAGTGATTTTTCTAGAAAGTGCATTGATGCATTACGGATATACAGATAGGATACCTTTAGCTTGGCAAATAGCTGTGGATAGGCATAGCAAACCTAATCAATATGATATTGAATATCCTGTAATAGAGCCTTATTATCTAGAACCTAAGTTTATTGACATTGGGGTAGATATAATCTGTGAAGATGGTGTAGACATTAGAATATATGATAGGGATCGAACAATATGCGATACACTTCGATATAAAAACAAATTAGAAGAAGAAGTTTTTACTCATGCGATAAAAAGTTACCTAAAAGACCCTAAGAAAAATGTAAGAAGGCTATTTGAATATGCTGGAGAGTTTAATATCACAAATAAAGTACAAATATATCTAGGAGTGTGGTTGTAATGAAAGATGTAGCAGCATCAGTTTTAGCAAGGTTAAAAGACAAAGCGAAAAAACAAGGGCTCCCACTCCAACAACTTTTGAATCTCTTTTGTCAGGAAGAATTTATCAGAAGGCTTTCAGATAGTAGCTATAAAGAAAATCTAATTCTTAAAGGGGGATATCTGTTATATTCGATTAGTGGATTCACTACCAGGTCTACAATAGATGCAGACTATCTTTTGAAAAATTATTCAAATGATTTAAAAGATATAGAAATTCTTGTTAAAGAGATTATATCTCAACCTGGGAAAAATGATTTTATAGAGTTCCAAATTAGAAGTTTAGAGGAAATTAGTGAAATCAAAGAATATCACGGGATTAGAGTTAATCTTATGGGAATTATAGGGAAGACAAAAACACCTTTTAGCATAGATTTTGGAGTAGGGGATATTATTATACCTTCTCCAGTTGAAAGGATGCTACCAGTAATACTTCCAGATTTTGAAGAACCAGAAGTATTAACCTACTCTTTAGAATCTACAGTATCAGAAAAACTAGATGCAATTATTTCTTTGATGGAAGCGACAGGTCGTATGAAGGATTTTTACGACATATATTATTTAGCGACCACATTTAATTTTGAAGGAAGAAAACTTCAAGAAGCAATTTATGAAACACTTTCTAATCGAGGTACCCCACATGAAAAAGATTCAATCCTTGTTATAGCAAGGCTTGCTGATAACACTGATATTCAAAAGAGGTGGAATAATTTCTGTAAAAAGATATTGAAATACGAACTAGATTTTAAAGTTGTGATAGATACAATCATTGATTTTACCTTACTTCCCTATCAATCAATAATTAACCAAGATGAGTTCTTTAAAAAATGGAGCTATGAAGATAAAAAATATATTTAAAAGAAGGTAGGTTTTCATTAACCTACTTTTTTAATGTCCTTAAATACCTTCCTATAACAGAATAGCAGCTTTTCAGGTTCAAATTCTATATAAAACCTAAAACCAAGTAATAATTTGTATCGTGTTACGTTTTAATAAGTTATAGTTCAGTGGAGTGTTTGAAAACATTGAAATTACAATGAAAATCAGCATGTTTATAAAAAAATGAGTTGCTATTATGTAGAATTTGAGTGATTAATGTAAGTACCAAATACAAAGGGAGGTATGAACATGGATCGAAAAGAGATGATCAAAAGACTAGGTGAGCATTTTGGTGTAAAACCTAAATACTTGAGCGTTCCAACTTTCAATTATGAGATTAGGACAAATACTGAAGTTTACACAATCGATAGACATGGAACCATTACAAAAGCAGATGGTGACACCATCACCATGGATGAAATTTTAAACGGGCCTATAGTGGAAGAATTTACTGAAAATCTAGAAGAAGCTAATGCATGGGAAGAACCTAATGCATGGGAAGAAGGGGTAAATGAAGCAACAGCTCCAAATCTTCAGGAACTAGAGGGTGTAGAAGTAAAGCTTCCCATAGAAGACCAAACAGCCACAAGCCTTAAGAACATTATAAACATGCTTTATAGCAAGCAGCAATTAATCATGATGGCATTTGAGACAGATGAACCTTTTATGGATGAGGATTTTGCAGAGGATTTAAACAAAGAAGAAGCCTTAGATTTAGAGGGACTTAAAAAGGTCACTCAAAGGCTAGGTGCTGAAAGATGCCCAGGGTTTCAGGTTGACTTTGAGGAAGGGACCTTCAGCTTTTACCTTTACGGATCAGAGCTAAGTGATGAGAGAATATCCGCCTTTAAAGACTTAGTGGCCCTGATAGCTCAGTATGCTAAAACCCTGAACCGAGCATCCTTTAAACAAGCCCAAGATGACAATCCAAAGTACGCCCTTAGAACTTGGCTTATTCGAATTGGGATGAATGGGCCAGAGTATAAGGAAACCAGAAAGACCCTTCTAAAACATTTAGAGGGAAGTGGAGCTTTTAGAAAGGCAGGTGTTTTAGATGAAACCCAAATGTAGACTGATAGGGGAAGATGGTAACATTTTTAATCTCATGGGGATTGCTACAAGAACCCTTAAAAAAGCAGGGCAATCTGAAAAGGCAAAAGAGATGACTAGGCGGATTACAACTGAAGCCAAAAGCTACGATGAAGCCCTAGCAATACTGATGGAATATGTGGATGTAGAATAGGAGGGTGAAAATGGATAAATTTTTTAGTCAGAAACACTGTGATCGGTGCGAGGGAAGTTTAAAAGGTGGACGGATTATGTCCATGTTCAGTGAAGACGTACTTTGTATGACTTGTAAGGATAAGGAAACCAAGGACCCTGAATACAAAAAAGCTGTAGAAGTAGATCATGAAGAAATTAAAAAAGGGAACTTTAATTACAAAGGCATCCGTGGAAAATAACGCAAACAAAAACTAAAAGATGAATGAAGACCTGCGGGTCTTTTTTCTTTGCAGAAAATGAAGGGGGTGAAAGTTATGGCAGGTAGAGGAAGACCACCAAAACCTACAGCTATTAAGGAGCTAGAAGGTAATCCTGGAAAAAGACCACTGAATAAAAACGAACCAAAGCCTAAGCAAGGAGCGCCAAAATGCCCGTCATGGCTGGAGCCAGATGCTAAAAAGGAATGGAGAAGATTATCAAAGGAACTTGAAGCCATGGGGCTACTGACGGAGGTAGATATGGCAGCCTTTGCTGGGTATTGTCAGGCCTATGCCAGATGGAAAGAGGCGGAGGAATTTATATCAAAGCATGGATCCATTTTAAAGACGGCTTCAGGTTATATTCAGCAGATTCCCCAGGTATCTATTGCCCAGCAAAATCTAAAACAGATGCGAAACTTCTGCTCGGAACTTGGGCTAAGCCCATCAGCAAGAAGCAGGCTCAATATTAATAATTCTGGAAACGTCATCGAAGGGGATGCCATGGAAGACCTGCTTTTCAATGTACCAAAGGCAGAGGATCTTTTAAACAAGAAGGACGATGACTAAAGTTAAAAAAGGAGGGAGGCCAGATGCCATTTAGTGAAGCCCATGCAAATCACGCCATTAGTTTTATAGAACAACTTAAGCTGACCAAAGGCAAATGGGCTGGTCAGCCTTTTAAATTATTACCTTGGGAGAAGGATCTGGTAAGGCGTCTATTTGGAACTTTAAGAGAAGACGGAACAAGGCAATACCGTACCGCTTATGTAGAGATCGGCAAGAAAAATGGGAAAGCATTATCTATTGATACCCCTATACCAACTCCAAGTGGATGGACAACAATGAAAAATTTAAAAGTAGGGGATGAAGTATTTGATGAGAATGGAAAAACCTGCAGAGTCTTGGGATGTACAGAGATTATGTATGACAGGCCTTGTTATGAAGTGAAATTCTCTGATGGAGAAAGTATTATTGCCGATGGAGAGCATTTGTGGCAGGTAAATGAATATAAACCTAATAAAGCGCCATATTATGAAACAAAAATACTAAAAACAGAAGACATGTTAGGCAAGATTAAAAATAAAAATGGCTGTTATAATTATCGAATTCCTAATATTGGGGCATTAGAACTGGAAGAAAGGGAACTAGAATTTCCACCTTATGTATTAGGGGTTTGGTTAGCCGATGGAAATGCTTATAATGCAAGCTTTACTTGTAATATCAATGATTTAGAAATAGCAGACAAGGTTGTATCATCTGGTGTAGAAGTTAGGGAGTGGAAATCAAATAATACAGGTAGCATTCATTTGGCATTTGGAAATGGCGATAGAACCCAAGCAGCTAGGGATATTTCTTGGCAAGCTAAAATGAGAAAGATGGACTTATTATGCAATAAACATATTCCCACTGAATATTTAAGATCCTCTTATGAACAAAGACTAGAATTATTAAAAGGTCTTATGGATTCCGATGGATGTATATCCAAATATGGAGAATGTGAATACACAACAGTAAGTAAAAGATTAGCTGAAGATGTGGCAGAACTTATTAGAAGTCTAGGATTTAAGTGTTCAATAACTGAAGGGAGGGCAAGGTTAAAAGGGAAAGATTACGGGCCAAAATATCGAATACATTTTTTTGCATACAGGAGCAATCCTGTTTTTTCTTTGCAAAGAAAGAATCAAAGGCTTAAAGAAACACCTGAGAAGGCAACTAAAAACTCCTTTAGAACAATAGTAAGCATTGAAAAAGTACAGTCTGTTCCAGTGAAATGTATTGAGGTAAGCAGTAAATCACGATTATATTTAGCTGGAAAATCTATGGTGCCAACTCATAATAGTGAACTCGGCGCAGCCATTGCCCTTTATATGTTATGTGCCGACGGAGAGCCTAATGCAGAAGTGTATGTCGCTGCCTGTGATAGACAACAGGCCAGCATTATTTTTAATACCAGTATGAACTTTGTGGAAGGGAATAGGACCCTATCAAAGGTGACCAATCTTGTAAGATCAACTAAGAGAATCACCTATCCAAAGACGGGAAGTTTTTATCAAGTTTTAAGTTCTGATGTTAAATCGAAATCTGGTATAAATGCTTCCTGCGTTATTCTCGATGAGATTTGGACCTATCCTAATCCAGACCTTGCAAAGATGCTAACTACAGGTTCAGGAGATGCTAGAACCCAGCCTCTCTTTTTATATCTCACAACAGCCGGGAATAAACTCTCTGGCTATGGATGGGAGATGCACCAAAAGGCAAAAGACATCCTAGATGGTAAAAGGGTGGACCCTACTTTCCTATCCATCATTTACGGACTGGAAGACGATGCAGATATTTCAGATGAAAACAACTGGTATAAAGCCAATCCTAGCCTTGGCCATACCATTCAAATAGAAAGAGTAAGAGAGCATTATAACCAAGTAAAAGACGACCCAGCGGATTTGGCTCTCTTTAAACAATTAAGACTGAATATGTGGCTTAAACAGGAAATCAAGTGGATGCCCATGGATAAATGGGACCTTTGTAATTATCCAGTGGATCCTGAAGAACTAAAAGGCAGGGTTTGTTATGGAGGACTGGACTTATCTTCTACCACAGATATTACAGCCTTTGTTTTAGTGTTTCCACCAGAGGACGAAGAGGATAAATATCAGATACTTCCATTCTTTTGGCTACCAGAAGAGACATTACATCAAAGGGTGAAAAAGGATGCAGTGCCTTATGATATTTGGCATAGGCAGGGACTACTCAATCTCACAGAAGGTAATGTGGTTCACTATGGATTTATTGAAAAGTTTATTGAAAGGCTAGGGGAAAAATATAATATCAGGGAAATCGTCTATGACAGATGGGGAGCAACACAGATGAGTCAAAACCTAGAAGGAATGGGATTTACAGTAGTGCCTTTTGGTCAGGGATTTAAGGATATGTCCCCACCAACAAAGGACTTAATGAGACTAACATTAAGTGGTCAAATCGCCCATGGCGGTCATCCAGTTTTAAGATGGATGGCAGATAATATTGTGGTCAGGACAGACCCAGCTGGAAACATTAAGGTGGATAAGGAAAAATCCTCAGAAAAAATCGACGGTATAGTGGCCCTGATTATGGCCCTGGCTAGAGCACAGTTTAATCCATCAGGAGATGACTCGGTTTATGATGAAAGAGATTTAATTATATTTGGTTAGAAATGATGAAGGGAGTGAATGACATTTGAAAATACCCGTATTATCAAAACTATTTAGGTCGAGGGCAGACCCTAAAAACAGCATGTGGCAAAGCGCCTACCAGTTTTTCTTTGGCCCTACATCAAGTGGAAAAGTGGTCAATGAAAAAAGTGCCATGCAAACCACAGCAGTCTATGCCTGTGTAAGAATTTTATCAGAGACCATTGCATCTCTTCCTCTGCACACTTATCAAAAGACAGATAAGGGAAAGGAAAAAGCTGTAGACCACCCGCTGTATCATTTGCTTCATGATGAGCCTAATCCGGAGATGACTTCATTTGTGTTTAGAGAAACGCTGATGGGTCATCTTTTACTTTGGGGAAATGCCTATGCTCAGGTGATACGTGATGGTAGGGGAAAAGTTATGGCCCTTTATCCTTTAATGCCTGACAAAATGACGGTCCACCGAAGTGAAGGGGGAGAGCTTTATTATAGCTACTCTAAAGAAGGGCAGGAACATATTCTTAGAAGTTTCGAAGTCCTACACATTCCAGGACTTGGCTTTGATGGACTTCTAGGTCACTCGCCTATTGCCATGGCAAAGAATGCTATAGGTATGGCCATAGCCACTGAAGAGTATGGAGCTAATTTTTTCAATAACGGGGCCAATCCCGGTGGGGTGTTAGAGCATCCAGGAATTTTAAAGGATCCTGAAAGGGTGAGAAAAAGCTGGAACAGTGTCTATGCCGGAAGTGGTAACGCCCATAAAGTAGCAGTTTTAGAGGAAGGCATGAGTTTTAAGCCGATTGGAATACCGCCGGAGCAGGCACAGTTTTTACAGACGAGAAAGTTTCAGCTTAATGAAATCGCCCGTATTTTTAGAGTTCCACCTCATATGATTGGAGATCTTGAGAAATCCAGTTTTTCTAATATAGAGCAGCAGAGTTTAGAGTTTGTGAAATACACATTAACCCCATGGCTTTCTCGCTGGGAGATGGCCATGAAAAAATCCCTGTTATCTCCTTCTGAAAAGAAGGATTACTTTATAAAGCACAACGTAGAAGGACTTCTTCGTGGAGACTACAAGACAAGAATGGAAGGCTACAGCATTGGTATTCAAAATGGTTTCTTAAGTCCGAACGATGTCAGGGAGCTAGAAGACTTAAATACCATTGAACACGGTGACGTCTATGCTGTAAACGGTAATATGCTTAAGCTTGAAGACATCGGGGCCTATGCGAAGAAGGATGTAAACAATGATGAGGAAGGAGGGAAAACCTAGATGAAATTTTGGAACTGGGTGAAAAACGAAGATGGGAGAACACTTTATCTCGATGGCTATATCGCCCAAGAAAGCTGGTGGGACGATGAAGTGTCTCCTAGGGAATTTAAAGCAGAGCTTGAAGAAGCGGATGATGATATCACCCTTTGGATTAACTCACCAGGTGGAGATGTATTTGCAGCATCACAGATTTACACCATGCTAAAGGAATACAAAGGAAAGGTTATTGTAAAAATCGATGGCATTGCAGCCAGTGCCGCTTCTGTTATTGCTATGGCTGGGGATAAGGTGTACATGTCTCCCACTGCCATGCTAATGATCCACAATCCATCCACAATTGTGTGGGGAGAAGCGTCAGACATGAAGCGTGGTATCGAGATACTTTCAGAAGTGAAAGAAGGGATCATCAATGCCTATGAAACTAAGACAGGGCTACCTAGAAACAAGATATCTCAAATGATGGACAGGGAAACCTGGATGAGTGCAGGAAAAGCCTTAGAGCTTAAGTTTTGTGATGAGGTACTGTATCAAGAGTCAGTAGCTTCTGAAAATGTTACTGCAAGCTTTATCTTTGACAAAGTGACAGTAACCAATAACTTCTTAGGAAAGTTTCAAAGGGTAAAGCCACTGAAGAATAAAGAAGAAAAAGAAATTGAACCAACAGAAAAGGGAACTGAGTACAAACATTTAGCCAAAAGGCTAGAACTTTTAAAATAGGAGGAATGGATCATGAATAGAATTTTAGAATTACGTGAAAAAAGAGCTAAGGTGTGGGAAGATGCGAAGGCATTTCTCGATGAAAAACGTGGAAAAGATGGTCTGATTGCACCAGAGGATGAAGCAGTCTATGAAAAGATGGAAGCAGAGGTTGTGGCCCTTGGAAAAGAGGTGGAGCGATTAGAAAGGCAAGCTGCACTTGATTTAGAACTTTCAAGAGCAACAAGTAACCCTATCGCATCTAACCCTATGAATCCAGATGAGCCGGAAAGAAAAGGCAAAGGATCAAAGGAGTACAAAAATGCCTTCTGGAATGCCATGAGAAGTAAAGGGAGCTTTGGGGCAGAAAATGCCCTTCGTATTGGTCAGGATTCAGAAGGGGGCTACCTTGTTCCCGATGAGTTTGAAGCCACCTTAATTCAGGCTTTAAACGATGCCAATATTATGAGAACCCTTGCTAAGGTTATCACTACATCCTATGGAGACAGACAAATCCCAGTAGTTTCTTCTAAGGGAACAGCTTCATGGATTGAAGAGGGTGGAGCCTTTACTGAAAGTGACGATACCTTTAGCCAGGTTATTTTAGGTGCCCATAAGCTTGGAACCATTATCAAGGTTTCAGAGGAACTTCTAAATGACAGCGTCTTTAATCTTGAAAACTATATCGCCACAGAGTTTGCCAGACGTATTGGTGCAGCTGAAGAGGAGGCCTTTATTAAAGGGAATGGAACCAATAAGCCAACGGGAGTTCTTAACTCCGCACAAGTTGGGGTGACAAGTGTTGTGGCAGATGCCATTACCTTTGATGAGGTGATTGACCTTTGGCACTCACTAAGAGAGCCGTATAGAAAGAATGCCACATGGTTACTCAATGACAGCACTGCAAAGGCCATCAGAAAGCTTAAGGATGACAACGGGCAATACATCTGGCAGCCATCTGTACAGGTGGGAGTGCCGGATAAAATTTTAAATAACCCGGTGAAAACTTCAACCTTTATGCCAGAGATTGCTGCAGGAGAAAAGGCACTAGCCTTTGGAGATTACTCCTACTACTGGATTGCAGATAGACAGGGTAGATCCTTCCAAAGACTGAGTGAGCTTTATGCTGCAAGTGGGCAAGTAGGTTTTAGGGCTTACCAAAGGGTAGATGGAAAGTTAATCCTTCCTGAAGCAGTGAAGGTACTAACGATGAAGTCTGCTTAGAAAAAGCAATAGTTAGAATACCCCAAGACTTTTAAAGAGAGGTCTTTTTTTTATGCCTCTCTTTAAGGGTTTTAAAGAAAGTAGAGGTGAGATGGGTGAAAGTAAAATTAAAGACATCCCTTTCAGGATTAGACTTTAGCTATAAAAAAGGTGATGAAGTAGATCTGGAAGATAAAAAGGCAAAAGAATGGATTGAAGCTGGTGTGGCTACAGAAGTAAAAGGAAAAGAACCGCCAAAGAAAGCCAGCACTACTACCAAATCTAAAACCGATGGGTAGGTGAAAAGATGCTAGAACTTGATGAAGTTAAATTATATTTAAGAATCGATGGCGATGAAGAAGACGATTTAATTCTTGGTCTTATCCAAGCATCGGTAGAGCTTTGTGAAGGGATCCTAAGATACCCATTAACAGATTTTGACGAAGTTCCAGAGCTTGTGAAAAATGCGGTCCTATTTTCCATAGCTTCAATGTATGAAAAAAGGGAAGGAGAAGGCTTTAAAACTACCCTTGATGTCATCAAAAGGCTTCTTAGTCCTTACAGAAAAGAAAGCTGGTGATGCTATGGAGATTGGAGAATTAAGACATCGGATTACCTTTCAAAAGAAAAACGTCACCTTGAATGAAAATGGTTTTGAAATAGAAACATGGGAAGATGTAAAGACGGTGTGGGCCGCAGCAAGCCATCTTCATGGTAGAGAGTTTTACGAAGCGGCTCAGGTGCAGGCAGAGCATACGGTTAAGTTTACAGTTCGTTATGTAAAAGGGATTGAGCCTTCTATGGTAATTCTCTTTAATGAGAAACGCTATAACATCATCGCAATCGATAATATTAAGTATAAAAATAAGTGGATTGAAATTAGGAGCCAGGAGGTGATGCCTAGTGGCTAAGATGGAACTTGAAGGAGTTGAAGAGCTTCTATCAGAACTTCAAAAGTTAGGTGATCAGAGTAAAAGGGTGGAGAATAAAGCCTTAAGAGAAGCCGGCAGTGTGGTGGAAGATGCCATTAAAAATGAAGCACCTGTCCGCTCTGGAACCCTTAAAAAAAGCATTAAAACCTCTGGTGTGAAAACCAAAGATGGGATGAAACATGTGGAAGTAGGCCCGGGGAATGATGGTTTTTATGGCAAGTTTATAGAATTTGGAACGGTCCACATTAAAGCTAATCCCTTTATGGGTAGGGGATATGAAAAATCTAAAAATGAAGCCATGAGTAAGATATCCGAAGAGATTAGAAAGGGGCTGGGGCTATGAGTTTAAATAAAGATATTCTTATGGCTCTTAGTCCTTTAAATATTCCAGTAGCTTTTCAAACTTACAGTGGGAAAGCAGACACGTATATTACCTTCTTTAGTTATTTGGAAAAGGCGGAGCTTCATGCAGATGATGAAGAGGAAACCTCAGGGAACTACATTCAACTGGATTTATGGTCAAAGTCTGATTACACGGAACTCATAGGAGAGATTCACAAACGTATGAAAGAAGCAGGATTTATTAAACTGAATTTTTATGACCTTTATGAAAAGGATACAAAGGTGTATCACAAAGTGATGCGCTATCGAAGGGAGGAAAAGTAAATGGCTCAAGTAGGACTTAAGGATTTACACTATGCTATTTTAGAAGAAGATACAAATGAGGGTGTGCTTTATGGAGAGATTAAACCTTTGGCAGGTGCCATGAACGCCACCATTAACCCTACAGTCAATACTCAGGAACTTTATGCAGATGATCAGCTATGGGAATCCGTATCGGCTCTTGGAAAGATTGATGTAGAAATCGAAACTGCAGACCTTCAGCTGAAGACCAGGGCAGAGCTTACAGGAAGTGAAGTGAAGGATGGGGTTTTAATCGAAAAAGCCTCTGACAAACCACCTCATGTGGCCCTAGGTTTTAGAAGTCAAAAGTCAAGTGGGAATTACAGATACATTTGGCTATTAAAAGGTGTGGCCCAGCCCATGGCAGAAGACTACTCTACCAAAAAAGACAATGTGGAGCATAAGACACCACAGCTTAAATTTGTTTTTATGCCAAGGGCCTATGACGGAGAGTGGAAGAGGACTGCCGATGAAGGGACACCTGAGTTTATAGGAGCTGATAGCTGGTTTGAAAAAGTACCAGGTGATGCACTGGAAGAGCAAAATGGTGAAGGAATAGAAGAATAGATGGGAGGTTAAAAGATGCAGATCACATTAAAGATAAAGGGGAAAGATAAAACCTTTATAACTGATTTTATTTCAGCAAGGATGGTGAGAAGAACCATTGAAGTGTCAAAGGGCATTAACTTTAATGACATGGCTCCAGAGGAACTGGATCAAATGGTAGGCTTTATTGTAGAGCTATTTTCTCATCAGTTTACCATTGACGATGTCTATGATGGGCTACCTTCAAAAGAGCTGATACCCACCATGATGAATTGTATTAATGAAGTGGTAGGGGAAATGGGAGAAGCCACAGCGGGTGATGAAAAAAACGAATAGAGGGGAACTGCATGGATCCCCAGGAATTTATAGACCAGTTTTATCTCGCTTTAATAGATAAAGGCTGGAAGCTTCATGAAATCGACCAGATGGACATGATCTATTATCTAAAGCTTCTAAAAAGAAAAATGATAACTGAGCAAACTTATATCGATGAGATTCTATAACACCTAAAATGGGTGTTTTTTTATTGCCTATGATAACTAAATTTTATGCCAAGGGAGGTGAGGGATATGGCAGATATCGGTCAATTAAATATTAGGGTAGGTCTTGATTCTACTGGCTTTCAAAACGGAATTGGAAAACTGAATCAAGAAATGAGAAAGGTTCAGTCGGAGTTTAAGCTGGCAAGTACAGAGCTTGGGAAACACGGTAGTGAGCTGGATAAATTAAGAACTAAATCAGACTCTCTAACTAAACAAAAAGAACTCCAAAGGCAAAAGGTAGAGGCTTTAGAAAAGGCCCATCAAAAGTCAGTGGAGACTAAAGGAAAAGATGCTAAGGCCACTGGAGACTTAGAAATAAAGCTAAATCAAGCCAGGACAAGGCTTGTTCAGATGGAGCAAGACCTAACCAGCATTAATAGGCAAATCGAAGTCCAATCCTCTAGTTGGTATAAGCTTGGAAAAAGCCTAGAGCCAATCGGTCAGTCTATGCAAGACATCGGTAAAAAGATGGAAAGCGTAGGAAAAGACCTCACCAAAAAAGTCACCCTACCGATTGTGGGGATTGGAGCTGCAGCAGTTAAAATCGGTTCAGATTTTCAAGCTGAAATGAGTAAAGTTCAGGCCATCTCAGGAGCCACAGGAGAGGATTTAGAGAAGCTTAGTGATAAAGCAAAAGAGATGGGTTCTTCTACAAAGTTCAGTGCCAGCGAATCAGCCCAGGCTCTAAACTATATGGCCATGGCAGGTTGGGACACAACTCAGATGATGGATGGTCTAGATGGTGTCATGATGCTTGCAGCAGCCAGTGGAGAAAGTTTAGCTTCAGTATCTGATATCGTCACAGATGCCCTCACCGCCTTTGGTATGCAGGCTTCAGATGCCGGGGACTTTGCAGACCTACTTGCAAGTGCATCCAGTAATGCCAACACCAATGTAGGAATGCTAGGGGAGTCCTTTAAATATGTGGCACCTCTCTTTGGTTCTTTAGGTTACTCAGCTGAAGATGCCGCTTTAGCCCTAGGGCTTATGGCTAATGCAGGAATCAAAGGATCTCAAGCCGGTACAACTTTAAGAGGAGCCATTACCAGGCTTACTCAGCCTACATCACAAGCGGCAGACATTATTGAAGAACTAGGCCTTAATTTAACCGATGCTCATGGGAATATGCTTCCCTTTAAAGATGTGATGGATCAACTTAGGGGTTCCTTTGGAAACCTTACTCAAGAGCAGCAGGCCCAATATGCCGCCACTTTATTTGGAAAAGAAGCCATGAGTGGAATGCTTGCAGTGATAAATGCCACTGATGAAGATTATAAAAAGCTTACAGATGCTACCAGAGAATATAGTGGTGCCGCCGGTGAAATGGCAGATATTATGCAGGACAACCTTCAGGGGCAACTTACCATTTTAAAATCTCAACTTGAAGGAGTAGCCATTGAGATATTTGAAATTCTCGTTCCGCATCTGAAGACTTTAGTTGAAAATCTTCAAAGAGCAGTGGAGTGGTTTTCTAACCTTAATCCAGCTACCCAAGAAACCATAGTAAAAGTAGCGGCCCTAGCTGCAGCGGTAGGTCCTCTTTTAATTATTGGAGGAAAGATTGTAGCAGGAGCAGGAGCCATTATTGGAGCATTCTCTAAGATATCCCTCGCTATTGCAGGTAAAACAGCCGCCGTAGGAGGGGCCTCTGCAGCTGCAGGTGGACTTGTTGCCATTAAAGGAGTATTAGCTGCCGCCTTTACAGCTTTAACTGGTCCCATTGGGATCGCTGTTGCAGCTATTGTTGGAATTACCGCAGTTGGTGTAGCCCTCTATAAAAACTGGGACACCATTAAGGAAAAGGCAGGGGAGCTGAAAGATGCCATCTCTGAAAGGTGGAGCTCTATCAAAGAAAGTACAGCTGAAGCCTGGGAGAATGTAAAAACAGGGATCAGTGAAAGATGGACTAGCATCAAGGAAAGCACCAGCGAAACTTTATCTTCCATGGGAGAATCCATCCGAGATGGCTGGGACAATGTCAAAACCGCTACATCTGAAAGATGGGGATCCATTAGAGGAAGTATTTCAGAGAAGTGGGGAAGTATCAAAGACAGCACTTCACAGACGCTAGGGAACATTAGAGAAAATATAAGCTCTAGCTGGGACAATGTAAAGGGCAGAACCAATGAAACATGGGAGTTTTTAAAGAGTAATACTGCTTCAGCTTGGAGCAACATCAAAGGAAGAATCGAAGAAAATGGTGGAGGTATTAGAGGGGTTATTACCACCTATACTGAAGGCTATAAGTCCGTTTGGGGAGCCGCACTTAACACCATGGATAGCGTAACCGGTGGAAAGTTCTCTTCTATGGCCAGTAAAGTATCCGGTGCCTTTTCAAGGGTAAGAGATGCCATCCAAGGGGGTATAAGTAGAATCCGTGAATGGAATAACCAAAGAGTAGAAAACAAAGAAGCCACCTTCACCAATAGAATTAGAAATATTACAGAGAATGTGGTAAACACCGTAACTGCTCCTTTTAGAAAGAACTTTGCAGGAACTTCCTTCTTCCAAGGGGGACTAACCATGGTAGGAGAGCTTGGACCAGAACTTGTAGAGCTACCCCGTGGAAGTAAAATTTATAACGATTATCAGACCAATCAAATTATGGGAGATAGCACTGGTCGTGGTGGAGGACTTACCCTTAATATAGATAAATTTGTAAACAACACTGAAAAAGATATTGAACAACTGGCCTATGAGCTGGAGTTCTATCGTCAAAGAGTATCACTTGGAAGGGGGAGAGGCTAATGCTTAGTTTTACATTTGGCGGAAAGAACAGCTATGAAGATTACGGGATAGTTATTGCCAAAAGGCCTAACCTTCCCTCTCCTAAAAGAAGAGTACATTATATGGATATCCCAGGAAGGCATGGAAGGGTTCAGTACGATGAAAAGACTTATGAGGACATTACAATCGTAGTGGAATGTGGCCTTAAAGATACAGAGAATTTGGTAGACAGATTAGATACCGTAAAGGCTTGGCTTTTTAATGCTGGGGAAAGTGACCTTATTTTTAGTTTTGGTGAAGATAAGAAATACATCGCACAGGTTGTCAATTCTATCGACTTCACCCAAGTCTATAAATACACTTCAAGTTTTCCAGTTGTTTTTAACTGCCATCCTTTTAAATATGAAGTTCAAAATCAGTTAATAACTTTGAATACAAGCGGAGAGTTAATCAACAATCCAGGATCCCTAGAGAGTGAACCTGTGATTTATGTGTATGGAACTGGGGATATCCTATTAAATATTAATGATCAATCCATAGGGCTAAATGGAGCTCAAGGAAAAATCATCTTAAACTCTGAAATCCAGGACTGCTATGACGACGCCATGAACAATCTTAACTCTAAAATGGTAGGGGAGTTTCCACTTCTAAAGACCGGGGAAAATATTATATCCTGGACTGGGAATGTGACAAAGCTTGAAGTTCTCCCGAATTGGCGGTGGTTATAATGATTACGATTTATGACAAGAAGGAAAGTAACTTCTCAACCAATGGTCTAGGTATTTTAGATAAGTGCTCAGAGTGTAAAACCCTAGAAAAGCTAAACGGAATATATGAAATTAAGCTCTCCTATCCCCTACATTTAGAGAAGAAAAAGTATCTAAAGCCCTTTAATATCATCAAAGCTGATGGACAGCTTTTTAGGATCTATCATGTGGAAAAAGACACACCCAGTAACCTTCTTAGGGTTAGTGGAAGGCATATCTTTTATGATCTTAATCATTATTTCATCGAAGATCGAAGGGCAGTAGATAAAAAGGCCATCGATGCTATGGAGATGGTTTTAGATGAAGCAGGTTTAACAGATATCTATACCATTGAAAGCGATATTGAAGCATTAAACACCCAGTATTTTATTAGAAGGTCAGCTTCTCAGGCCATGTTTATGGTGTCTAATAGGTGGAAGGGTGAGCTTTTCAGAGATAATTTTCATATAAAGATTAATGGAAGACACTTAAATGATAAAGGGGTTACTGTAGCCCATGGAAAAAACATCACCGGAATTAACGAGAAGCTCAGTGCCGATGAGGTGCTAACAGGTATTTATCCTGTAGGGGCAGAAGGCTTAACCCTACCAGAGAAATATCTTATTAATGCCCAGTGGTCAGGCGCAGATTATCCAGATTTTAAACTAATCAAGAGAGTAGACTTTAAAGAAGCCAAGGATGAAGAAAGCCTTAGACAAATGGCGGAGAACTACCTTTATGAACATGCAGGCTTCGCAGTTAATTATCAAGTGGATTTTATCCAGCTTGAACACACCAAGGAGTATGAGGAATATAAGCCGCTTTTAAAAGTAAGCATTGGAGACACTGTAACCGTAAAGCATAAGCTTCTTGGTGTAGATTTTAAAATAAAAGTGATCTCCATTGAAAAGGACATCCTAAGATCTCAAAACACCAAAGTGGAACTAGGAAAACCTCTTTATACACTTGACCAGTACATTGAGGAATTTAAAGAAAATGTCGATGAAAACTTTCAAGAAGTGGATGAATCCATTGGTGGTATTAGGACTCAGCTAGATGATTTGGGAGTCTCTTATACCATTGTAAAAAATATAAGCATCGAAGAAAATATGATTCATGTCACCTATGAAGTGGAGAGGGGCAGCACCCATCAGTATCATGCGGATTATAGTTTTACCTTAGATGACTCAGGGCGTATGACCAGCATCACCCTTGAGGGAATATTTTCAGAGCTATTACTAAAAGAAGTATCCACCCTCATAGTGGATATGACAAGTTTCGATATTGTTTACGCTGATGGGAAAAAGGCAAAATACAACTTTACCACAGATAGTAGTGGCAGAATTACAGCAATAGAAAAGGTATGGGAGGGGGAGTAAAGTGACCTATCATGAAAGATTTAATAATACACTGGCCATATGGACAGCCTTTGGTGGTAGGGGAAATCTTATTCTTCCTATCCCAACCTTAAAGTGGGAAAAACGCTATTATCATGATTTTGGATATCCTCAAACCGGCAGTGCTACAAGGATTGATGTTTTTGATAATGGTCTGGCGCAAATTGCCGTGTACCGAGCTTCTAGTCCTAGAATGTCATATTTTAACCATCAAACGGGGCAGTGGACCATCGCCGATGTGCCTTGGTGGAATCATGGAATACCAGAAATTCTATGGGCGGGAGATGGTGTGTTTTTAGCTAGAATCGTAGGGCTTGCTAACATCATCGCTTCCTTTGACGGTATCACCTGGCATAATGCAGGATTTTGTAGAGGTGCCCAAAACCATATGGAAACAGGGGCTTACGACATTACAAGGAATGTAGGAGTAGTAAGCTGGTGGTGGTATAAGTCACCCGTCTATTACAGCTTTGATTCCCTTACGGAAAGAACAGAATGGACCCTTACAGGCTCTGATGGAAATTCTGTACCGATTTTTAAGTATATGACTGCCCATAAAGGAAACTTTGTAGGGGTGGTTGGAGGAGATAAATCCATCGCTGTAGCAAGTTCTGCCACACCTTGGGCTTGGACTACTACCATTCCAGAAGATCCACTGGACCACAGGTATATGTATATTCGCTCTGTTAATAACAAACTCTTTGTCCACCGGTTTAGATACCATGGATCGCCGGGGAATTTTAGTGTTAATCTATGTGTTCTAAACGATAGCGCCACCCAGCTGATTGAGACCAATCTATCCCACTATGGAGATTTGGCAGATAATAGAGCGCCAAATCCTCAAAATATAGTATGGATGAAGGACTGGGGGAAATACGCCCTCTTTACTCAAAATATGCTGTACGCTTCAGCGGACGGGATTTACTGGGAAGGGGTAGAGCAGCCGGGGTTCTCACTTTCACCTCATGGGAATATGTTTGGTGGTGCTATTTATGTACCGGGAGATGGCTTCTACGTTAAGGGCAATGGGTTCGTTTTTTTTGGGGCTTATTAATCACAACAACTTAAGAAAAAGATAATGGCGTCCTTCGTGAGGACGTCTTTTTAATAGATAAAACTTTTATGAAAGTGAGGGAAAGTACATGAGAGAAGTTTGGAATATTAGTCAGATGATATTTGCTGCCATCGGCGGATGGCTGGGCTGGTTTCTTGGAGGTTACGATGGGTTTTTATATGCTCTGATAGCTTTTGTGGTTATTGATTATATTACAGGTGTTCTTTGCTCAATTTTAGAAAAACACCTGTCCAGCGATGTAGGTGCTAGAGGGATTTTTAAGAAAGTAGTGATTTTCTCTTTAGTAGGTGTGGCCCATATTATTGACCAGAACATCATCGGTGATGGCAGTGCCATTCGGACTGCAGTTATTTTCTTCTATTTATCCAATGAGGGAATCAGCATCATTGAAAATGCTACAAGGCTTGGACTACCTATACCTAAGAAACTGGTAGATGTTTTAGAACAGCTAAAAAGTGGAGGTGATAAGGATGGCACTAAGTAATCTAAAAACAAAGTTCATGACCAGAAATGATTGCTATACAGCAGGAAGGAAAATTACTCCTAAAGGCATTATGATCCACTCCACAGCAACACCTGGTGTAATGGCGGCTGCTTGGTTCAGTAGATGGAATAAGTCCTTTAGAGCCGGAGAGATTAACAGGCAGGTTTGTGTCCATGCCTTTTTAGACGATAAAGAAATATGGCAGTACCTTCCTTGGAATCACAGGGGCTGGCATGCAGGTGGTGCTGCCAATAATAGTTATATAGGGATTGAAATCTGCGAGCCGAGAGGACACTCCTATCAAGGATCCACTATGGTGAACTATGATGTAAAAAAGAATGAAGCCTACTTTAGAGCTGCCTGGAAAAATGCAGTAGACTTATGTGTTTTTCTTTGTAAGGAATATGGTCTGACGGAGAAGGATATCATAGGTCACGCTGAAGGTCACAGGCAGGGTATAGCCAGCAATCATGCAGACCCCATGCACTGGTATCCAAAGCATGGTGAGAGTATGGATACCTTTAGGGCTGAAGTAAAGAAAGGTCTTACAACAGGTATTTCTATTGATAGTGAAGATGATCTAGAAGCTGGAGATATTGTAGAAATTAAAGCCTCAGCTAAACGCTATTATCCAAATGGGCCTATTATTCCAAATTGGGTGAAATGGAACTATCATTTAATCACTCAAGATAAGTCTGGCAATAGGCCGGTTATTAAAGGTGGAAAAGAATGTGTTCTCTTAGGTAGGACCATTCTTAAAAGTAACATGGATGAAAAAGATGGCATTATGACCTGGGCAGATAAAGACATTTTAGATTTAGTGAGTAAAGGTGTAGAGGTAGAGCCTAAGCCTGAAACGAAAACTACTCAAAAGTTCTATCGGGTCCAGGTAGGGGCCTTTAGTAAAAAAGAGAATGCTAAGGCTCTAATGGATCGCCTTAAAAAGGCAGGATTTGATGCCTATATGAAATACGATTAAGAAAAATTTTTAAATTTAGAGCCGGTGTTATCCCCTTAGCATCGGCTTATTTTTATCCCTATATATAGTAGATAAATAGTAGAAATGACTTGCATTATCCGAGCAGATAAGTGATATATACTATGACGCCAATACCCTGAACCCTTTATTTATGGGCGTTTCAGGGTTTTAATTTTAAACTAGGTGTTTGGATGACAACTTAAAATATTTTAAAAGAGTGGCTTACTAAACGAAAGGAGGAATAAACGTGGAAACCAATACTACAGAACGCATGATAGATACAGATGATGGAATCTTTAGATATGGACCTTCTAGGACAAGATCCAGTGAGTTTAGTTATGGGAATTTAGCAATCGACAGTCAAAGGCTTAGAGTGGCTTCTTATTGCAGGGTAAGTACAGAAGAAGAACTGCAGATGAATTCTTTGGACAACCAAATTGTCCACTACACCAATTACATCCGCTCCAACCCACAGTGGCAGTTTGCTGGTATCTTTTCAGACCGAGGAAAATCAGGAACAATGATGGAGAGCCGAGCAGGATTTAATAAAATGATTCGCTACGCAATGGCTGGAAAGATTGATTTGATTATCTGTAAATCCATCTCAAGGTTTGCAAGAAATGTGATGGATACCTTGAAAGTAGTAAGAGACCTTAAAGAGAGAAATATTTTTGTACTATTCGAGAAAGAAAATTTTCATACGGGAGATATGCAGAGTGAATTCATCCTTACCATGCTTGCTGCAACGGCTCAGGAAGAAAGCCGAAGTATATCAGAAAATATTAGCTGGGCAACATCAAAACGTTTTGAACAGGGAGAAGCCAGATTTGCAAGAATCCTAGGCTACAAAAAGATAAAAGGAAAGCCCTGGGTCATTGACGAAAGAGAAGCTTCAACAGTGAGAGAAATCTTTAGACAATACTTAGAGGGTAAGACACCTACGGAAATTGCAAATTATTTGATACGCAACAATTATGTAAAAGTAAATGGTAGAAGAGACTGGACCAATGTGGCCATTATATCCATCCTTAGAAATGAAAAATATGTGGGAGATGTTCTTTGCCAAAAGACATACACAGAAGATTATCTAACCCATAAAACACGAGTGAATCAAGGAGAAAAAACCCAGTACCTTATCCAAAATAATCATGAAAGAATCATTGATAGGGAGACATTTGATAAAGTCCAAAAGATGCTTAAGCCAAAATCTAAGGGTGTTAAGCGAGGGCCGAGTAAACGGTATGATTTAACGGGAAGAGTTGCTTGCTCAGAGTGTGGCGCTAACTTTCACCGTTACAAAACCAGAGGTTATGTTACATGGCGCTGTAGCAATCGCAGGAAAAGCACTCGACTATGTAAAATGACAAGTGTTGGGGAAGAAATTCTATTAAAGGTACTTAAACAAGCCTTTATAGAAAAGCATGAAATCGACCCTAAGAGTTCAGGAAAAAGGCAGATTATAAAGCTGATGAAAAACCTACAAAATACAGATGTATTAAGAGATGGAGAACAGAACCGCTTAAGGCTTGAACTTGAAAAAGCCCTCTTTGCTGAAAGTATGGCTGTGCTGGATAATAAAGATGAAAAAGAACTAAAAGACCACAGAGAAGCTATCGAAAAAACCATAGCAGAAAAAGAAGTATGGTGGAGATTGGTTGATGCAGATGACCCTTATAGAAAAGAAGCACTAGAAGAGCTAGCGAAAATAAAAGATGCTGCTAATCCCTTAACGGAACTGTATAAAAAGCTGGATAATATTAAATTCTTAAGAGCCTGGATGACACGCATAGAAGCGAAGTCATCTTTTTTATTTTCCATCACATGGGTGAGCGGTGAGGAAACAGAAGTTGAAGCCAGTGAAGGAGGAGATGATTAATGAACACAGGGCAAATAGAGAGAGCGCCAACAGCTAGAGTTAGGGTAATTCCAGCTAGGACAAGGACCCCTAGAGATGAAGAACACTTTGATGGCCAAAAGAAGCGAATCGGCGTTTATGTACGTGTATCAACAGATTCAGCCATGCAGGCCACCAGTTATGACATTCAAGTATCCTACTTTAAAGAATATGTAGAGAAAAATCCAAACTGGCAGCTTGTAGAAATCTTTGCAGACGAAGGCTTGTCAGGCACCTCAACAAAAAACCGTGTTGAATTTAACCGAATGATTGAAAGGTGTAAAAACAAGGAAATCGACTATATCATAACCAAGTCCATCAGTAGATTCGCTAGGAATACCCTAGACTGCCTTCACTACATTAGAATGCTTAAAAATCTAGGCATTGGGATATTTTTCCAAAAAGAAAATCTCGATACATTGGACAGTAAGAGTGAATTATTTTTGACGATTTTATCATCGATGGCTCAGGAAGAGTCCCGCTCCATTTCTGAAAACACCAAGTGGGGAGTACAGAAAAGGTTCCAACAAGGGAAAGCTCATATCCCCACCACCTACTTTCTAGGCTACACAGAGGATGAAGATGGGAACATTATTATCGATGAAAAACAGGCTAAGGTTGTAAGGCGAATATACAAAGAACTCCTTGAAGGTAAGGGGACACCAACCATTGCCAAGGGGCTGATGAAAGATAAGATTAGAACCGCCAGAAACAAGAAAACCTGGACTTCTGATGCTGTTCTCAAGATCCTTAAAAACGAAAAGTACAAAGGCGACTGCTTAGCACAAAAGACCGTAACCGTAGATTATCTCACCCATGAAAGGGTCAGAAACAAAGAGCACCAGCCTCAGTACTATATAAGAAATCACCACCCAGCAATCATCAGCGAGGAAGACTGGGAAAAGGTCCAGGAAGAACTGACAAGACGTAACAAGATGCTAAGGGATCCAGATAATAAATACAGCATGACTTACAGCGGAGCGGCACCTTTTTCAAACAAGCTCTTTTGTGGGGAGTGCGGAAGGCCAGTTACTAGAAGGAGGCTTACCACCCACTTTGGAGAAGAGAGGATTCCAGCTAAGTTTACTGCTTGGCACTGCAGGGCAGCTTCCAAGAGAGACAAAGAGTTTACAGATTGTAGCTGTAGTTATATTTGGGAAGAAGAACTAGAAAAAGCTTTTATGAAATTACTCTTTGATATTAAGAAAGATAAAAACCGTCTACTGAAAGATGTTGAGCTTGCTATCGAGGAAGCCTCATTAACAGAAGAGGAAGAACGTAGGCTAAATGAACTAGGCATTCAAATAGAAAGAATTGCTGATAAAATAACGGAAATGGCAACGAGAGCTTCAGGAGGAAATGAAGTTGTTTATGAAGCTACTATGAGACACATGATCTATGAGCAGGAAATCCTACAGATGGAGTACGATGGGCTAAATGAAAATAAAAAAGAAAGCGAATATCTAAAAGAGAATATTAAAATCTTACTTGAAGATTTAGAAAAAATAGAAGGCCAAGAGGAACCCTTTAATGAAGAACTTTTTAAGAGGACCGTAGAAAGGGGAACGGTATTTGCGAAGTGGCAGGTAGAGCTTCACTTAAAATGCGGAGTCTCCTACAAGGTATCTGTTAAAAGAAGACCACAAAGGAGCAAAAAGGAAAAATAACCCCAAAAAGAATAGAAAAAAGTAAGTAAATGAAAATAACTTCTTTCATACCAGAGATAGTACTTGCATTATCTTTGGACTAGAGCCATTAATAACATACCTGCTATTTTAGCAGGATCGCTCTAGAGAAAGGAGTTTTTATTTTGGAAAGAAAAACAGTGGAAGTGCTGTGGCCTTCAGTGAAGGAAGAGACAGTTGAGAAAAAAAGTGAAAAGTTAAGGGTTGCTGCCTATTGTAGGGCGAGCGATATTTATGGCGATGACAAAAGGAGTTCTTTAGAAAACCAGATGGATTATTACTCAAAGTACATCCTCCAACATGAAGATTATAAACTGGTAGGCATTTACTACGATAGTGGCGTTTCAGGCATGACTGTACAAAAAAGACCTGGATTTAAAAGACTTATTAGACATTGCCTTGAAGGCCGAATTGATGTAGTAATAACAAAGAGCATCTCAAGGTTTTCTAGAAACTCCAAAGATTTGCTTGAAACTGTAGAGTTATTAAAAGAACATAATATTACTGTAATATTCGAGAAAGAAAAAATTGACTCCATGAAAACAAGGAACAAGTTTTTTCTTACAGCGTTATCAGCTGTTTATCAGCAAGAGTCATTAGAGATATCAGCAAATAATAAATTGAGTGCTGAAAACAGGAATAAAATGGGCAGACCGATTTTCCGAAACCAGTATGGTTATCGAGTGGTTGAAATTGATGGAAGGAAGACTTTTGAGATTGTTGATGAAGAAGCAAGGGCGATTAAATATATATACAAAAGATTTCTTGAAGGTAACAGTACAACAAAAATTGCATTAGAACTCACAGAAAGTGGTATTAGAACGCCATCTGGCAATGAAATATGGCGAGGTACAAGCATTAAAAATATCCTTACGAACAACAATTATTTGGGGGACCGGTTAACCAATGAGTATGTAAGTTTGTTAATGGAAAGAAGATACATTCGCAATGAAGGGCAGGAAAATCGGTATTATATTAAGAATACTCATCCTGCTATTATTGATGAAGAAGCATTTCATAAGGTGCAAGAAATGTTAGAAAGTAAGCAAGTGACCAGTAAACCTCCTATGAAGAATTATCCACTTTCAAAGAGAATAATATGTGCTTACTGTGGATGGCCATATTACCATAGCGAAAAAAGAAATAAACATCGTTGGAAATGCGGCTTAAAGGGTGAGCATGCTACTTTATGTGAGTCAAACTCTTTAGTGGAAACGACACTAAATGAAATGATGAAGCGGGCCTTGGATGAAAGATATGATTTTCAGAAACCAGGTGCTCTCAAACGATTAAAACAGGATCTTGAACGCCTTAATAATAACGACCGGTTTGAACTTCATCGGATGAGCAATTTGATGAGTCTACTATCAGCAAAGGAAGAGTTGGCCATTTCAGAAGGAATAGAGAGAGACCTATTGATAGCAAAGGTGGAAAAAATAGAAAGTGAAATTCTAGCCTTTGAAGATTTAGCTTCAAAGATTGAAGAAGATAGAGTGTACAGAGAAAATGCCGTAGAAATGATTGTAAAGAGCAAGACTTTAGAAGACTTTATTAAGTCTTTAGACGCATCAATTCTACGGGCTTGGATTATGGAAATTAGTGTATTGACTAAGAATGATTTTAAAGTAAGGTGGTTAGATGATTCCTACGAAGAACTGGGTGACTATATTTCCATTAAGGAGAAAAGAAGTTTTAAGCTTAGCGAATCAAAAAAACAAAAGGCAGGAATAAGTATTTTTAGAGAAGTTGATAAAGAGCCTATCGAAGATAAAAAGACTGAGAAAAGAGATGATGAAAGGAGGAGTGAAGAAGTGGAAATCATCGAGATTCAAAATAAACCTTCCACAGAACTTATAGATAAAATAAAGAAAAAATATAAAGAGAGCGCCACAGACATTTTAAAAATAGAACCGAAAAAAACTAAGAAGAAAACTAGGGTAGGGGTATATGCAAGAGTCAGCACCAGAGAACCAGATCAATTGGGGTCCTTAGAAGCTCAGGTCGCTTATTATACTTTTGCTTTGCTAAAGGACCCAAATAATCAGTTAGTGAGGATCTATGCAGACGAAGGTGTTTCAGGCACCAATGCAAAAAAACGATCAGGATTTCAGAAAATGATTAAAGACTGCGAAAATGGGAAAATCGATAGGATAGTAACTAAATCAATATCAAGGTTTGCTAGGAATACTGTCGATGCCTTAGAGTATGTCAGAAAGTTAAAAGAGTATAAAGTTTCCATCTATTTTGAGAAAGAAGGAATCGATACGGCAAAAGAAGACGGAGAAGTGCTTTTAACTGTGTACAGTGCCTTAGCTCAAGAAGAATCAAGAAGCCTTGGGGAGAGTATTTCTTGGGGTAAAAAGGCACTGGCTAAAAGAGGCATAGTAAGACATAATGCCAGAACTTATGGCTACGATTTCAATAAAGACCGGAGTTGGTACATTGTTGAAGAAGAGGCGAAAGTAGTTAGATCGATCTTTGAGCGGTATATAAATGGAATAAGGACACCTCAGATTAGCAGGGATTTAACGATAGAAGGAATACCGACTATGAAGGAGGGATCTTCGTGGGATGCAAAGAGGATAAGTACTATACTCAATAACATAAGTTATACAGGAGACCTTCTCTATCAGAAAAACTATACAAAGGATACTTTTACAAGCAGATCAAAACAGAACTTTGGTGAGGTCCCCCAGCTATTGATTGAAGATCACCACCCTGCGATTGTTGATAAAGCAATTTGGTATAAAGCGCAAAGTATCATGGAGAAAAGAAGAAATCCTAAAACGAATAGCAAAAGAAGTCATGATAAGGAAGAATTCTTTTCAAGGTTTATTTGCTCGAATTGTGGAAATTTTTATGCCCATGTGCTTTTGGTAACAAAACATAAGTGGAGATGCAAAGCTTCTTTAAAGAAAGAACCATTAGCTTGTTGCGATGCTGGATATATTGAAGAACCGGAGATTATAAAACAATTTATGAAAATGCTAATTGAATGTAAAAAAGACAGTAGTTTTAAATCTCTTATCGAAGAAAAAATTGAAGAAAAAAGTTTAACAAGAAATGAAAAACAGCTATTGTCTTATTTGGAGGAAGAGATTCAAAAGAGATATCAAGAGCTATACAAAGTAGTGGAGGCTGGAGGAAAATCAGGGGAAGATACTGTAGAAATTAAAAAGCATACAGACGGAATAATGGCAGTACAAGATAAAATTAATGAGATTATAGATAAAGAGGATGAGTATAAATTCCTTGTAGAGGAGAAGGAATGGCTCATGAAAGAGCTAGATAACCTTCCTGATAAGAAGAAATTGGATTATAGAAATGACATCTTCAAAAGAATAATAAAAGACGGTGTCATTTCATCTGATAACATTATTACTTTTAATCTAATATTTGGCATATCCAAAACTGCCAGCAAATAGTCAAAACTAAAACCCACTGAGTCGCCTGATAGAAGTCATCAAGCTACTTGGTGGGTTATTTTTTATTTCAAACAAACGGAGCGAAAACGGAAATGGTTCCGAATGTTGGATGGTTAATCACTTTTTAATAATGGAACGATTTTCTTTACAAATAGAGAATAACGTGCTAAAATTAAAAAAAG